AATGAAATAACGGTAACACAAAATAAATTTTCTCGCTAAAATCATTTTTCATTTTCTTCCACCGATAACGCCAGTACTTTCAATTAACTCCATTAAAAGTAATAAGGGTAATAAAATAATAACAGTTGCCATAAATCATTTCTCCTTTTTTTATTTTCTATAAATATTATATTGAAATTTTTTAATAAAATGAATTACACTCTTTTTACCTTGCGTTTGCGTAAAATTTTTTATATAATATAAAAGTCGGGAAGAGGTGAATACAATTATTAAATTAGATTACACTTTAGAAAATCCCGAAGAACGAAAGGCTTTAGTAGAACAAATCATTGCAGAAAATGACTCTCTATCTCCCGCATATCTAGAAATTTTAGCGGATTATCTAGTTTTATGCATGGAAAAACAAGAGAAAAAAGAAAAAAAATTATTAACTGAAAATCGTCTTTCCACCATAGGAAAGCGAGAAACATCATATGAGGGTCTTGCGGCTAGCCTTGAGAGCGGCGAAGACGGCATATATCAATTAACATCAGAAAATAATAAAAATGCAATATTTAAACCTAAAATTTCTATTACGAGGCAAGATCTTGCGGAAATGCCAGAATTGGCGCAACTCCGCCAAGAAATTACTAAGTGGGATGCAGCCTTAAAACGCTCATCGGGTAAAAGCGTATATATAATCAAAAAATCTTTAATTGAAATGCGCAAAGACCAATATTTAATTAAACAATCTTATCAAGTGCCTGTTACTACTACTAAAATATGTCACAGCGGCAAAGCAATAATTCATTTTGATGATGATTCTTTTATTGACCCGCGCACGCACCAAATAGTGATAAAAGGTTTTTCTCTTATGAATCCTTTATTTTGTTCCCTATTGCTTAATAATTATTCGCATTTAAAACAAGATAGCTGGGATAATTTCTTGTCAGATACTTGGTATTTACTACAAGAACTAGAAGAATTAGTTGATGAAGCACTTGCGAATTACCCTATGTATATGGATATTTTAATCCATAAAATAGACGGCGATTCAAACAAAACTATTCAAGAATACCTTAATTCTACTTTTAATTCTACTTATTCAGTAGAGTACATTTCTAAAATATGGCGGCAAAAAATTCCCAAATTAATTTCCCAATGCGCGCAAAAACGTTTTTTAATTGCGCAACACGTTCCATTAAAAAAATGTTCAAAATGTGGGCAATTTAAGCCAGCTTATACATCATTTTTTTCAAAGAATAGTACCAGCAAAGATGGGCTATATTCTATTTGCAAAGAATGTAGAAATAAGAAAAAGAAATGAGGTGAAATTGAATGGGTACGCAAAGAGCATATTATTGCGAAAAATGTAAAAAAATGCTGCCGGCAGATCATTTTTACACTTCCCAAAATTTGGAAAAATATCCAAATGACGGAAAAATGACCGTCTGTAAAGATTGTTTGACAATGCACGTAGATAATTGGAATCCAGATACTTTTATTCCAATTTTAGAAGAGCTAGATTTGCCGTATGTGCGCGATGCATGGAATAACTTGCTAGAAAAATTAAAAGGACAAGACCCGCGCAATATTAATGGTAAATCTGTCTTAGGGCGTTATATTTCTACGATGAAATTAAATCAATATAAAGGCAAACATTTTGCGGACACGGATGCACTCAATGCCGCAAACGATGAGAAAAAAAGAAACTCAATGCGGATGTCGGGGTTCACAACCGAGAAAATTGAGGAAGAGCTGGAAAAAGCTCGCAAAGGTCCTGACCGCATTATTGTTCCATTTGATTCGAATCAATATGCAGAAGATAATGCTGCTTACACTCCTGCTTCAGATCAGGTAATGGATCAATTAACCAATGCGGATAAACTTTATTTGCGAGTTAAATGGGGCGAAGGTTATACGGGTTCTGAATGGGTTAAAATGGAACAGCTTTATAATGACATGATGGAGTCATATGATGTCCAAGGTGCAGGTGCGAAAGATACCTTAATTTTAATTTGTAAAGCTTCATTAATTGCAAATCAAATGATAGATTCAAAAGACTTAGCGGGATTCGCGCAAGCCACTAAAGTTTATAATGATTTAATGAAAGCGAATAAAATGACTGCGGCGCAAGTTAAAAAAGATGATGAAGATGTTATGGATTCATTTGCTGAATTATTTGCGTTGGCTGAGGAAAAAGGATTTGTGCCTAATTTTTACAATGGTCAACCTAATGACAGAGTAGATGAAACAATTCGTGATACTCAACATTATTTGCGCCAGTTGGTTATGGATGAATTGAATTTAGGTCAAATGATTGAAAATGCGTTTAATAAAATTAAACGAGATCAAGAAAATGAGAGTCGTGTAGACTTGGATGATGCAGATGCTTTATTTGCGGAAGTTGAAACTTCTCCTTCTGATGAATTATCGCCAGAAGATTATGCAGCATTTGCAGAAATGCAACAAAGATTAAATGGAGAGGAAGAAAAATAATGGCTCTAGCCGATTTACTAAAAAATTCGGGCAAAAAAGAAAAAAAGATTGGATATTCGCCCGAACGTATTGAAGCCGTTCTTCCTGTGATTAGACAATATTTGGGTTTCTTTAGAGATTACCCAGATTTATTTGTAGATTTTATGCAAGATGGTGGGCACGCTGAAAGACCGAAACAACTAAAGTTTTATTATTATCAAAGGGTTAACGAAAAAAAGCCCCTTAGCTTAGAAATGAGCTAAGCAAAGTTACTTAAAAGCTGGGAAGTCCTAAAGCTAAATTGCTTAATAATATATCTCCAAATATATATTAAGAGCGAAAGCAAAATAAGTATTTAGATGAATCATGGCGTAAGCCTAAAATTTAATAATGGATAATCAGCGCTTATTTACAAAGGAGAGAAAAACAATGTCAAAGAAAATTTCACAACAAGAATATGAAAGAAGAATTAAAGAACGTTTTCCCGAAGAATCTTTTACTGTATTAGAATATACATCAACAGCTAAACCAGCTACTATTAAATGTAATAGTTGCGGTGATATTATAAAAGTAAATAGAGCCTTAAATTTTTTAGCACCCAATAAAGTTAATGGATGTAAAAAATGTAAAGGTTTATGGATTGAACGCGATAAAAAATTACAAGAAATATTACAGTATTATGATATTGTTAAAACAGAAGTTAAAAATACCCATATTCATTATACTATTAAATGTAAAAAATGTGGACATGAAAGAACTTCTACTTTACGTAATTTATATCGACATTTAAAATGTGGCTGCGAAACTGGAGTATATAGAAATAGAACAGCAGAAGAGTTTATTCAAGAAACCAATAAATATTGTCGAGAAGGAACTTATGAGCTAATTTCTAATTATAAAGATCAAACTACCAAAGTTTTACTACGACATAGCTGTGGTTTTGTCTGGGAAGTTCGTCCCGCAGATATTATTCATGGAGACAGTTTTTGCCCTAAATGTGGAAAGCGAATTAGTAAAGGTGAATCTTTAGTTCAAAATATCTTAAATGAATTAAATATTACTGCAAAACGAGAATGGACTATTCCAAATACTCTTTTGCGTTTTGATTTTTATTTTATTCTTGGAGAACAGAAATTTGCTATTGAATACAATGGAATCCAACACTATGAACAAGTTGAACATTTTGGAAATAGATTAGAAATTCAGCAAGAAAGAGATAAAAGAAAAAAAGAATATTGTAAAAATAATAATATTATTTTAATCGAAATTCCTTATTGGATTCCAGATGAGCGTGTTAAATCTCTAATTGTAGATAAGCTCAACGACTATCTCGAAAGAGAGTAGAATCAATCGCGATTCCAAACGGTAACCTCCTTAAATGGAGAAGATATAGTCTGATCTTATAGGAAACTATAAGCAAGTTTAACTTGGCATTTGTTTAGCGAACAAATGTAAACATAAATGTTTTCTGCGTGCAGCCACTAGACATAAGTACCTCTATGCTACCTATCCCCGTGGCTATTCTAAATCTTTTTTATCAATGTTAATTTTAATGGTCAGGTGCGTTCTGTATCCAGGCTCGAAATTGTTCGTGACATCTGGAGGAAAAGAACAGGCAGCTGGCATTATGAAAGAAAAGGTTGCTGAGATATGTTCTCTCGTACCTGCCTTCGAGAAAGAGCTAGATAGATCGCGTGGCGCGACATTAGAGGGAAAAGATTATTGTAAGTATATATTTAAAAATAAATCATGGTTTGATAACATTGCCGCAAAAGAAACCTCTAGAGGCAAGCGTCGTCATGGCGGACTCATTGAGGAGGCTGCTGGTGTAGACGGAAAAATTCTATCTGAGGTTATTATTCCTACCACTAATATTTCACGACGATGTTTGGATGGATCAGTACACCCTGAAGAAAATTTAAATAAAAGTCAGATTTATATTACTACAGCAGGATATAAAAATTCATACGCATATGACAAATTAATCACTTTACTTGTGCGTTCTATTACCGAGCCTGATAAAGTGATGGTTCTAGGTGGAAGTTGGCGTATCCCTGTTCTGGTAGGATTATTCGACAAAAACTTTATTACAGATTTAAGAAATGACGAAACTTTTAACGAAGCTAGCTTTGACCGAGAGTATGAAGATTTGTACTCTTTAAATATTGTTAATTGCTGGGAACCCCTTAGAGTCTTTTAAACTACAACGTAAATATGAAATAAAATTAAGCGTGAAAGTATAAAAATTAAAAGAATTGGGCAATCAGCAGCTGAATCTCGAAAAGAGAAGAGTTCAACGATTAATAATCAATATTGCATTGATTAACACAATACAGCATATTATAAAGAAAGGTTGTTATTATAATGATAAATATAGAAATTAATAATATCAGTACCTCTTATTATATTACTGAGGATGGAAAATGCTTTAATGAAAAAACGCACAAATTTTTAAAAGGGCAGATAGGAAAAAATGGTTATATAAGTTATAATTTAACTTTGCCTAATGGCTCTAAAAAAAGAGTTTATGCACATAGACTAGTTGCTTTATATTATATCCCTAATCATAGAAAACAAGCAACAGAAGTAAATCATATTGATGGAAATAAAATAAATAATTGTATTGATAATTTAGAATGGGTAACTCCTTCTGAAAATCAACAGCACGCATTAAATACAGAATTACGTAGATTTAAACATGTATATTGTTTTAATCCTAATAAAGAATTAATAGCAGAATATAAAAACATAACAGAAGCTAGTGAAGCAGTTAAGATTAGTAAATCAATTATTACACAAGAGTTACAAAAAGAAATAAAAACCTTATCAGGCGGATTTTACTGGTCTTATGGCAGAGAATTGATTCAAACAAAAAATTATCAAAATTTAGGAAAATCAAAACAAGTTAATCAATATGATTTAAATGGTAAATTTATTATGTCTTATCCATCCGCTGGCACGGCAGCAAGAGCTTTAGGAGTTAAATCTCATTCTCATATTAGCGAATGCTGTCGAGGAAAAATTAAAACATATAAAGGCTTTGTATGGAGATATGCTGAAGATATAATCTCACCTTTAGCTGAAAACTAAAGAAATGCCGCAAGCATATAAAGAAAAGGAATCTAGGTGGACTGGAACAGTCTCGGACGCATTCTTCAATGGCGAGACTTTTGACCACTGCCGCATTTATCAAAAACCGGAAGAAGAAGCTTCGAAAAAAGTAACTGCCGATGGATATTACATTTTGTCTGTTGATGTCGGCAGAAAAGGGTGGCACCAAAATCATGCCCTTTTAAAATTCTTTTAATTGCGGGGATACCCTATAGGGCAATCCGCAGCTAAGATTTTTTTAAAATTTTAGGACAACTTTGTTCTATTGTTCTATTAGATTTTTCTAAAATAGTAGAATGATTTTTTAAAAAAAATAAAGTTCAACGACTATTATGTACGGTGTAAACTACTGACGCTGGAAAAGGAGAACCTCTACGGAGTGAAGATATAGTCTGATCTTGTAGGTAACTACAAGCAGTTCATTAGAGAACGCATTTGTTGTGGTGAAGCAAATGGAACATATGGTGATAGCGTTGTGTGGGTAATTAAAGTTAGTCCACAAACGCAAGGTCCTTCTATTAAAACTATGGTAAATGTTTTTGTTTTAAGTGATATGCATTTTGAAGAGCAAGCAATTGAAATTAAGCGTTTATATTATAAATATAATGCGCGACGTGTAGTATTAGATGCGAATGGGTTAACATACCTAGCCCATGTAAAACTTTTTGAATTGCTGGAAACCCCTAGCGTAAAGTCGAGGGCAATCAGCAGCTAAGCGATTAAAATATTAATTTTAATTGAAAGTTCAACGACTATTATGTACACTACAAGCGATTGGTAGTGGAAGCGGAAAGCTATTGAAAAATAGAAGATATAGTCTCAACTTCTATAGTAATATAGAGCAGTTCATAAGAGAACGCACATGATGTAGCGAATTATGTGGAAGAAGAGTAGGTATAGGTCTAGTTGACTACATGATAAAATCACAGGATTCGAAAGGCGATCATTATCCACCTTTTGGCGTGGAAAATGATGACGAAGGATATTATAAAAAATTTATAACAGATGATACAGAATTGGAAGCAATGCATTTATTAAAAATGCACGCTTCTGAAAATACTGACGCGCATGCTACTTTGCAAAATCAATTAAATGCGGGTAAGCTTAAATTTTTAATTGATGAGCGTACAGCGCAAGCTAAATTATTAAGTACAAAGGTAGGTCAAGCAATGTCGCAAGAGCAGCGCAATGCTTATTTAAAACCTTATGTTCTTACATCTGTTTTAAAAGACCAGATGATGAATTTGCGCGAAGATGAAGAAGGAATTAATATTAGGTTAAAACAAGTTAATTCTCGTATTAAAAAAGACTTTTTCTCTGCGTTGGAGTATGGCGTTTATTATTTAAAATATTATGAAGATAATAAAACCAGAAAGAAACGTCGCAAATTATCTGATTTTATGTTTTTAAGTTAAGGAGAATAATTCTCCTTAACTATTTTATATAAAGGTGGTGATGATTAAATGCGTGCGAGCAGAGCTGAAATTAAAATTGAAGAAATTTTACAAATGAATGATGTTAAATTTATAGAAGAATATGAATTTCCAGAATTACTCTCGCCCAACGGAAAACCTCTAAGATTTGATTTTGCGATTTTAGATGATAATGGAAATCTTGATTTTCTTATTGAATATAATGGAAAGCAACATTATGAACCAGTTGCGAAATTTGGTGGAAAACGTGGATTATATCAACAGCAATATAATGACACAAAGAAAAAACGGTTTTGCGCTTTAAAGCATATTAATTTAGTCATTATTCCTTATACAGATGAAAATTTAATTAGTTATGATTATATTTTTAAAAAAGCTGGATATTAATGGAGGTGACTAAATGAAGCAACATAGAAATTTAAAAATAGCATCTCCAGATCCAAAAGAAAATTATACTGTTAATCCTGACTTCGCTAAAATGCGCGTTGGGGCAAAAACACTAGATGATGCTATTATTAAGCTCGGTGCATATCGTGAAGTTAATGAGAATTATGGAAATAAAGGATATATTTTAAATGCAATTAAAAAACATAATTATGAACAATTAAGAGATATTTCTTCTTATTTCTATGAAGCTAGTGGTATTTATCAACGTATGTGTGAATATTTAGCATACTTATATAGATACGATTGGTGTGTAACTCCTTATTCTATTAAAGATTCTGCCGCAAATGAAAAAAAGATATTAAAATCTTTTAGCGAAGTATTAGAATTTTTAGATAATTCTAATGTTAAGAAGCTTTTAGGGGATATTGCGTTGGAAGTTGTGGTTAAAGGTAGTTATTATGGATGTATAGTAGATTTTGGTGATAAATTTGCATTGCAGCAATTACCATCTAAATATTGTCGTTCTAGATATAGCATGGGTGCAGATCCCGCAATAGAATTAAATTTGCAATTTTTTGATACTTATTTTCCAGATATTAATTATAAAGTTAAAGTTTTGAAAACATTTCCAAAAGAAGTGCAAAAAGCTTATATTGCATTTAAAGAAGGAAAACTGATTCCTGATAAAGCTAGTGATGGAAAGTGCTGGTGTTTATTGGATCCAGAATTAACTGTATATTTTAATTTAAACAGTTCTGACTTTCCTCCTCTTGCTGGCGCTATCCCATCTATTATTGATTTGGATCAAGCGCAAGATTTAGATAGACGTAAAACTATGCAGCAGTTGCTCAAAATTATTATTCAAAAATTACCATTAGATAAAAATAACGATTTAATTTTTGATATGGATGAAGCAAAAGATATTCATAATAATGCCGTTGCAATGCTGCGACGTGCGGTTGGTGTTGATGTTTTAACTACATTTGCTGACGTAGAAGTTGCAGATATGCAGGATTCTAATAGTTCTATGACTAAAGATGACTTAGAAAAAGTAGAACGTACTGTTTATAATAATTTAGGTGTATCACAGAATTTGTTTAATACAGATGGTAATTTGGCTTTAGAGAAATCTATCGCAAATGACGAGGCAATGATGCGTGATTTATTATTACAGTTTCAACGCTTATTAAATAGAGTAATTCATAAATTCAATAAAACAAATGCGTACAGATTTAGAATAAATATTTTAGAAACTACTATTTATAATTATAAAGAAATGTCTAAAATATATAAAGAACAAACGCAAATTGGTTTTTCTAAAATGTTACCTCAAATTGCTCTTGGTCATGATCAATCACAAATTCTTGCGGCAATTCAATTTGAAAATAATATTTTGCATTTGTCTGATATTATGATTCCTCCGTTAATGAGTTCTACTATGAGCAGTAAAATTTTGGGCAATTCCAATTCATCCAATAGCAACAATTCTCAAAATACAATAGTGGATGAAAAACAGGTAGGTCGTCCAGAAAAAGATGATAGCGAAAAGTCTGAAAAGACTATTGCTAATCAAGAATCTATGAATTAAGGGGGATAATAATGTATACAAGTTTACCAGCACAAGATGCTTGTGAGTTTATTACTTATCCTACTATTAATCCTCTTGTTTCTCAATGCCAAATTAAAGTATTATATGTGGGTGAAAACCGCAATGGAACAGTAATTTCTAAAGCAGTTGCAGCAGAGATGGGTAAAAAACTACCCGGCAGTCCTATTGTAGGTTATTATAATAAAGAAGATCAAGATTTTGAAGGTCATAATAAAGATATTGAATGGAATGGCGAAACCTATGATATTATTGACATGACTAAACCTTATGGTTTTATTGGTGAAAATGCTCATGTATGGTTTCAAAAATTTCAAGATGAAGATGGCGTAATTCGAGATTATCTTTTAACTGAAGGATACATTTGGTCTGGTATTTATCCAGAGTCACAGCGGATTATAGATAAAGGTAATAATCAGTCCATGGAATTAGATAAAGATACCTTACAAGGAAACTGGGGTATATCTAATCAAAATAATGGGCGTGTTTTTATTATAAATGATGCTACTATTACAAAATTATGTATATTAGGTGAAAATTTTGAGCCTTGTTTTGAGGGTGCTCAAATTACAGGTTCTGCTCAATTTGGCGAATATTCTTTGCAAAATGACTTGAGTAAATTGCGCGAAGCTATTGCCGCGATGAGCAAACAAATTCAAGAATATGAAAGGAGTAGCCAAATGGAAGACCAAGTAATTCAAGAACAAGAACAGGAAGTAATTGAAACTCCTGAAGCTGAAAATTTTGAAAAAATTAAGGACAATCCCATTCAAGATGAACAGCAAAAAAGTGAAGAAACAGTAGAGGAACCTCAATATTCTTTGGAAGAAATTCCAGAATATATTCAATTAAAAGCTGATTTTGAACAGTTGCAAAATGATTACAGTGTATTAAAAGAAGAAAATGAAGCTTTAGTCGCAACTAATCAGCAATTAAATGAATTTAAATTATCTGTTGAAAAGAAAGATAAACAAGCTATGATTGATAGTTTTTATATGCTTTCCGCAGAAGATAAGCAAGAGGTTCAGAATAATATTGATAATTATTCTTTAAATGATATTGAAGCTAAATTATCTATTATTTGCGTGCGTAATAAAGTAGATTTTTCTTTAAATGATAAAGAAGATGAAAAAGAAAAAGAAGCACCAATTATATTTAGTTTAGATCCAACAGCTAATGATTCTGATATTCCAGAATGGATTCAAGCTGTTAAAGAAAACATGTAATTAATTAAGGAGGATATATAAATGGCTACACAGAAAATGTCTAAGGCTAAATTTGTAAAACTTGGTTATGGTCAAGTTGAACCTAACCATCTTTCCGCTAGACGTAATGGCAAGATTTATGCACAGTTGCCTGCTGATGAAAACATTGAAGTTTTGGAAAATGGTCAGTTTGTAAAATATGATTACGCTGCGGGTAAAGTTAATTTTACTGGCGCAGGTGAATGGTTATTGGTATTTAATGAAGTTAAAGTTTATGACGATAGAGAAACTGATGCGGATTTTGCAATGAAAAAATCCGATTATAATGCTCGTGTTTACAGTCCTGTTGGTCAGAATAGTTCTGATTTGGTTACTTATGGTAACTATGGCGGTGAAGCTAAATATGAAGGCACTGATACGGCTTATCAGATGCAGATGCCCGCTTACAGCTATCCGCAAAATATGCCAGAAGGTACTAAAATGGTGCCTCGTTGCTTAAAAACTGATACTATGGATCTGATGACTTTAAATACTATCAATGAAGAGGAATTATCTGTTGGTGATACTTTAGTTGTTGGTGATGATGGCTATTTAACTAAAACTGCGGGTACTAATGCTGGCGATATGAAATGGCTTGTTGTTAAAGTTTATACAATGCCCGATAATCAACCTGGCGTTAAAGTTCAGAGAATCCAGTAAGAGAAAGGAGAGAATATATAATGTTAGAAAAAACACAATTATTGGAATTGGCTAAAGCTACTGCTCGTGCTAAAGATCCCTCCGTCTCTTATAGTTTTGCGGGGCAAAATTTAAATGCAAGAGCAATGAATGATACTTTGCGTAATGAATTAAATGAATTAGTTGGTACTTACGAATTATATCGTGAAAATAAAAATACTTATTTTAGTTTGGTTGAGAAAACCCTTGATGATGTATTGCCACAGCGTGTATTAGAACGTTATGCTGATTTTGCTGATACTCAAGTATATGCGCAAGGCACAAGACCAGTATTTAAACGTCGCTTAGGTCGTATGCGTGCTAAACAGTTTGTTACTCGCGTCGGTTTGGCTGGTGTTTACGAAGTTTTCAAACTTGGTGAAGAGAGCTTTGAAATTGGTACCAGTGCTATTGGTGCTGCTGCACAGATCGGCTTTGAAGAGTTCCTCGACAAACGTGTAGACTTTGCAGAAGTTGTAGAAATTATCATGGAGGGCATGGATGATTTCATTTATCGTGAAATTGCTGCTGCTTTAATGGCTTCTGTTAAACAGTTACCTGAATCTAATAAAGTTTCTACTAATGGATTTAATGAAATTGGTATGGACTTCTTAGTTCAAGGCGCTTCTGCTTATGGTAATCCCACTATTTATTGCACTCGTGAGTTTGCTGTTAAAATGCTGCCTGCTACTGGTTGGGTTTCGGACGCAATGCGCGATGAAAGATGGAGACAGGGTTATCTTGGTAATTATAAAGGCGTGCCTGTAGTTGTATTGCCTCAGTCTTTCGAAGATGAAACCAATAGCCGTAAGGTAATTGATCCTGGTTATGCTTGGGTTATTCCGTCTGGCGCTGACAAACCTGTTGTTGTTGCTTTTGAGGGTGACACTCATGTGCGTGAAAGAGAAAATGAAGATTGGTCTAGAGACTTACAGACCTACCGCAAGGTTGGTGTTGGCGTCCGCATGACTAACAACATCTTCTCTTATGTTGATACTTCTTTGCAAGGAAAATTAGATAATAAAGTAAATATTTAATATAATGGGGAAGGGATTAATTCCCCTTCCCCAATTGTTTTTATTTGAGAAAAAGGAGATAATTAAATATGGATATGGCAAAAAAAATTAAAGTTACCAATCGTAGTAATGGCATGGTAATTTATAGTGTACCTGATTTGCACGTTAATCGTGAATTTGGACCTCGCGCAGAAAAATTAATTCCTTATGAAGAAATTTATGCTTTGGCGCAACAACCTGGTGGTAGGGAACTAGTTTACAATTACCTTTTGGTTCAAGACCCAGATGCTTTACATGAAGCTTTAGACATTACTGAACAACCAGAATATTGGCTTACGGAAGAAATGATTCCTACTTGGCTAAATTCTTGTTCTTTGAATGAATTTAAAGATGCTTTAGATTTTGCTCCAGAGGGAGTTTTGGATTTAATTAAAAAATATGCAGTTTCTGTACCATTAAATGCAACAGATAAGCGAGAAGCTATTAAAGAGCAATTGAAATTTGATGTAACTAAAACGATTGAGAATAATAGACTTGCAGAACAAGAAGAAGATAACACAAAAGCTACAGGTGCTGCTTCTACTCGTAGATCACATCCTACTTATACCGCACCAAAAGTTATTAAAAAAGATGAATAATTAAAGGGGGAAATACCAATGGGCGAGTACCCTATTACTGGCGAACCTACTCCTTTTCAAGAAATCTATGATAGTTTTTTAACAAATATTACAGATGATCTTTATTTAAACAAAGAATCTGATTTTATTGGCGGATGGACTAGAGAAGATACTATTAATGATTTAAAGAATATTTTAATTGTTTCTATTCCTGGATTTGAGTTTCCACGTTTTCCATTATATGATTTTAATGAAGAAAAAGAAACTTATAATTGCCATTTAACAAGAGAAGAAGTTATGATATTAGGCATTTTAATGTATAATACTTGGCTTCAACGTCAAATTGCTTCTGTTGAAAATATTCGTATGAAATATGCTGGCACAGAATTTTCAATGTCTAGTCAGGCTAATCATTTATCTAAATTAAAAGAATTAAAAACAGAAGCAGAAAGATTATCTATTCATTATCAACGTTTATATAAGCGTAGAAAAATGATAGATAACAAAGGATCTATAAAATCTAATTGGTCTACTTTAATGGAAAGAAGTGCCTTTGATGATTAGTAAATATGGATTTTCTTTTAAAAATGAAATTCTTGAAGCTGATAAACGTAGATTAATTAATCAAATGTGGAAATTGATTCCAATGCGTGAAAATAATGAAGAATGGATTGCGCAATTAAATGTTGTGATTGAAGAAGTGAGCGGATTAGAAAAAATTTTTTCTAATGAAGTTGATTTTTTAGTTTTATTATCTAAGTTAGAAGGATTAACTAATAAAGTGTGTGATGATTTTATGCTTTATCGAAAAACTGTTTTTAGATGTATTGAGATTTTATCGAGGTTATTGAATGATGAATAGTTTAGAATTAATGCGGAAACGTCTAGAATTTAATGGCGGGATTCGGCAAGAAGATCGTATGATAAAGGGTAAATATGAAACATTTTTACGTACTTTACAATTTTCTTATCAAGGAGTTAATGCTCAATTAATTCAACCACACACGCAATGCTTTGATTTAGATGATTCTCCTGTTGTTCGCGCACTTATTACACCAGATAAAACTAAACAGGATTATGATGATAAGATTCTGTCTATTGATTATCGACATAATTTTAATCCTGGTGATGTATTTAAATGGGTTGGAACGGATAGCTATTGGTTAATTTATTTACAAACTCTAACAGAAGATGCTTATTTTAGAGGAACAATTAGACGTTGTAGATATAAAATTAAATTTAAAGATGAAAATGGCAATGTAGTTACTACTTGGGCAGCTATTCGAGGTCCAGTAGAAACACAAATAGAAAGTATTCAAAAAAATCAAGTGCGAGTAGACCGTCCTAACTTAAGTTTAAACATTTTAATGCCTTTAAATGAAAAAACATTAAAGGCTTTTAAGAGATATTCGCAATTTTTATTTGCGGGTAAATGCTGGCAAGTGCAAGCTCCAGATTCAATATCAATGAAAAATATCTTAGAAGTAAATGCGGAAGAATATTACATTGATAGAGATACTGATAATATAGATGATGAGGTTAAGAATGGACTTGTTATTGAACCTGTTGATCCAACACCTCAGACTTTAATTAAAGGAAATACTTTTATTAAACCTAAAATTGCGGAAAGATATGAAGCACCTGCTGCAAATGGACAATGGAAAGTATTAGATAATCTTCCAGTTTGTCTTACTTCTATTGATGATACTACTGTTGAAGTTGTTTGGAATAAAATGACTAGTGGGCAATTTGTTTTACAATGGTCAAATGGATTGCAACTTGAAACTAAAACAATAGTAGTAGAATCTTTATATTAAAGAGGTGAAAACAAATGAAAAAAGATCAATACATTTTTCCAAAATCTAGTTTTTTAGGTATTGCAAAAGATACTTCTTTAATTACAAAAAAATTACTTGAAAATAAAAAACTTTTAAAACTTATTTATTATAATTCTAAAGATTGGGAGTCTAAACCTGATTTAACTACGGATCAAATTAAAAGTCTTTTTACAAATAAACAAATTTCAAATGTGCCGAAAGTTATAATAGATGAAAATAAATATACTTATTTGCGCATTACATATGATAGTTTTGTACCAAATGAAACAAATCCTTGGTATAGAGATCATTTGATTGAAATTAAAATTATTTGTCATTTTGATGATTGGGATTTGGGTGACTATGAATTACGTCCTTATCGCATTGCAGGTGAAATTGATTCAATGTTAAATGGACAACATCTAACAGGTATTGGGTTATTACAATTTTTAGGTGCGGATCAAGCAATTTATGATGATGAATTTGGTGGTCTTGGATTACGTTATTTGGCTATCCATGGCGAAGAAGATAGGGTAAATCCGCTTGAGTAATTATGATTTAGCTTTAATCAATGGAATTGATATTCCTATTGTTGAACTTGCCACAGTACTTCATCAGCCTAATATGAAAGAATTTTCTTATTTAAATGAATCTGATTTATTTAAGATGATTCAATATATTTGCGTAGATAAAAGTTCGTTGGTTGAGGACAAATCTGTTTTAAAAGACGTAACAAATTTTCAAGTATTAATGAAAGTTGTTAAAGAGTCTAAACATACAGACCTTTTAATAAATTTTTTATCTTTATTTTTTCCAAAAGCGCGAATTTTATTGACTCCTAATAGCATTATTTTAAACTATCAAGAGGAAAATAGAAATATTATTATTGATAGCGATAATTTTATTTATTTACAAAATTGCTTGCGCGAAGTGCTTTGTGTATCTAGTATTTTTCAAGGTGATAATATTGTGTATAATCCTGTCAATGAAAAGGCAAAAGCAATTGCAGATAAATTAATGCGTGGACGTCAAAAAGTAGCTGAAATAAAAGGAAAAAATCAAGGTAGTGTATTAGCTCGTTATGAATCTATTCTCTCTATTGGTTTACAAATGAGCATATATGAAATACAAAAATATACTATGTATCAAATTTTTGATGCTATTGAAAGACTCAATTTAAAACTCGATTGGGATATTAACTTAAAAGTTAGACTTGCTGGTGGAGATCCTAAAGAAGATGTTGAAAATTGGGAAAAAGATATTCATACTAGAGGAGGAAAATAACTATGTCCTATAGATTTGGTAGCCGTGAAGTATGTGACGTTGTTTTGCGTGCTAAAGCAAAAATGACTTTAGGTAATCGTACTTTTTTTGCGGGTGAACCAGTATTGTATTTTGATACTTTAAAAACTTCTTCGATGGAAGGAGATAGCACCACGGTCTACGCGCAAGGTGGTAAGGGTAATCCCCGTTTAATCGCATGGAGTGGTGACAGAACTTTGACCTTTACTATGGAAGATGCTTTGCTTTCCCCCGAAAGCTTTGCCATTTTGTCTGGTGCTGGCTTGGTTGACGCAACTGAAAATACTCCTATTTATGTACACACCACTTCTACGGTTGAAGTAAAAGAAAAGAATAAAATTGTTTTAGATGAAATCGCTTGCTGGGTATTAGAGGGCGAAAATGCTAAAGCTACAGGTACTCCTGTGACAGGTAAAACTGCAAAGGATTTTGCTCATGCTTCTGCTGATATTTTCTGCATGGTTTTAGATAATGCAGGCCAGGTAAATGTTGAACCTTGCGTTCCTGCTGCTGTAGCTTATGCAGAGGGCAAAACTACTATTACCTGCTATGCAGATGGAAAAACTGGAGCAACTGATTTGGCAGCTGGCAGTATCGTATTGGTTGATTATTACATTAAGAAAACTTCTGGTGCAAAACAGGTTGAAATTGAAGCTGATAAATTTGGCGGCAACTTCTATTTAGAGGGTTCTACCTTATTCCGTAGAGAATCTGATGGTGTAGATATGCCTGCTGAATTAATTATTCCTAATGGTAAAGTTCAGTCTAACTTCACTTTCTCGATGGCGAATAGTGGAGATCCAAGTACTTTTAGCTTCGTGTTCGACGCTTTTCCAGATTATACCAGATTTGATAGAACCAAGAAAGTATTGGCTATTATGCAGATTATGAGTGATGAGGAAGATAATACTGTTGAAAAACGTGAAGCTTGTGCAGCGTCTTTCTAAAATCCCCAGATGAAGAAAAAATAAATACTCAAACGGATGAAAAATCTACTAGAGTTATCAATTATTTCGGGGAAGAATAATATTTGGGGAAACCATATGGTTTCCCCTTTATTTTTTTTTATAAAGGAAGTGAGAATAATAAAATGGCGCAAGTAGCATTTGTTAAATCATATAGAACTTTACCTTTTGATAAAGAAGAGAATTATGGTTTTTATGATATAGTTTATGTGCGTTCAAGCAAAGAATCTTATAATAAAAAAATTAAAGATTATGTTTTAAAAACAATAGGAGGAAAAAAAGGTTCTGACGAAACAAAACTTTGGAACAGAATCTTTCAAGCGCAAGCAGAAAAAAGCATAAGAAATTTTTATGAAGATCGAGAATTATGGCTTCAAAATCAAGGTTTAATACAAGGTGATCAACAAACTTATGAAAAAATTATGGATAGTGCAGTAAAAGAATTAGAACAAAATATTAGAAATCATTATAGTAACCTTGGAAGTAATGAAGCAGTTCCAAGCATGTCTAATATGATTACTGCAATGGGTAATGTTATTAAAGAGTTTAAAACATCAGGACAAGTAAAAACTATTAATGATTTATTAATAAAAGTGAATGAAATGGAGAAAAAAATTAATGATAGTGGAATAAATACTGATGATTTACGAAATTATTTACAAGCTTTTAATAAAGAAAATACGACTAGCTTAGGAGATAAATTAATTATTGTACGCCAAAATGGGCAAGTTGCATTTCAAGGGCTTAGAAATAATTTAAATCAAATGCGTAATATGCAAATTACAGCGAGTAAATTATCAAGCGAAATGCCTAGATATGCTGGTGAATTAGAAGAGTTATTGGTGGCATATGAGCAAAATATTCCAGAATCTTTTATAGAAGAAAATATACCTAAGAAAATAGGCAATATTAGGATGACTGGTAAATACACTCCTACAAAAAACCTTACTGGAAAGTCTATTAATGCAGGTAGTGCAAAACCAGATAATGTTTTTGATATGGAAATCGATCTTAATGGAAAACGATTGTTAATAACTATAGGCGCAAGTATTAAAGTTTCTGGCACGCAAGGAAAAAATACTAGAGTAAAAGCGCATACCTTATCTGCGAAAGACAGCTTAAAAAATATTTTAAAAGAAGTATATGGACCATGGTTATCTAGCACTGAATATCAAAACGCTATTTATAATTCACTTGTATTAACTACTTCTACTAATGAAGTGAAAATGATTAAAAAAGATATTGTTTCTTCGTATTTTATTCAAGCTTGGACTGGTACTAATAGCCCTTTAAAAGAAGCGTTCGGTATTAGTGATATGGCTGATATAATTATTATCAATGGCAAGCCTTATCCAATGTATAAATTATTAAATAATATTATGAAAGAATTTCAAAAAGCTGCTAGTATGCCTGATAATATAACAAGTAGTATGAATATTACTTTTGAAAAACCAAAAGATTTAAACAAATGGGTTGGAGAGGAAAATAAGCCAAACACATTAAATGCTTATTCAAGAAGTGATAGTGCGATTGATGCATTGTTAAGTAAAACAACAGTTATTTTCAATATTAGTAAAAATAAATTATTAAATATGTTGCAATAGTTAAAAAATAATAATATAATATAAATATATAAAGAGAAAAAGGAGAAATAAAAATGTCTATTACATTTTCTAAATTAGGCTTAAAAACAATAAATGATACAGAAACTATTCTGATAAATAATAATGAGGTAAAAGTAAAACAATATTTACCGCAGTCTGATAAAGTAGATTTGTTAGTCTATGTATTTGATAACTCTATTGATTCTAATAATTTTACTTTTAGTCCTATTAGAGTTGAAACTTACTTTTCTATTGCTGTGGTAAAATATTATACAGATATTACTTTTACGAAAGCGCAATTAAAAGATAATATTTTAAAAACTTATGATTTATTAGAATCTAACGGCGTAATTGCGCAAGTATTTGAAACAATTCCACAAGAAGAAATGAGTTTTTTACGTGATTGTTTACAGTCTACTATGAAAGATGTTACAACTTATAATAATTCTTTTGCAGGAATGATTGATATTATTACTCGTAATACGCAAGATGTAGATAAAAAATTATCAGAATTGATAGAAAAAGTTAAAAATAAAGAAGGAATTGAAGTCCTTTCTGAAATTAAAAACATTGTTGGGTAAAAGTGGACAATATTATTGTAATAAAAATAAAATAAAATAGAGAACAATAAAGCTTGGAGAAATCATTATTCTCTAAGCTTTTTTATTTTATATAAAGAAGTGAGAGAAAGGAGTAAAACATATGGCAACACAAAAAATGACATATGAAATTGGGTTTATTGGAAATACAGACAGGCTAAAAGCAAGTATTAAAGAAATTGAAGCTAGCTTATCTACTATTTATAATAAACAACAAAGTCCTCTTTTGTTTGATAAAACTTTAGATCAAGCAATTACTTCTGCTAAAGAATTAGAAATGCATATTCAAAATGCATTTAATCCTAAAACAGGGGAATTGGATTTAACTAAATTAAATAGAACACTACAAGCAAGTGGAAAGACTATTAAAGATTATGGTATGCAACTTGCAGCTATTGGTCCAGAGGGATCTAAAGCTTTTACACAAGTTGCTAATGCGGTTTTACAAGCGGAAGCTCCAATTCGTAGAGTAAATGGTATTGTTAATGAATTATGGATAACAATGAAAAACACCATGCGTTGGCAAGTAACCTCTAGCGCATTAATGGCTTTCACAGGAGCTTTTGAAACTGCATACGGATATTCAAAAGATTTAAATAAATCATTAAATAGTATCAGAATAGTTAGTGATAAAAGTGCAGACGATATGGCTAGATTTGCAAAGGAAGCTAATAAAGCTGCAAGAGCCTTGAGTTCTACCACATTAGACTACACTGATGCGAGTTTAATCTACTATCAACAGGGTACGCTCTGGGTTTAAGATGACATGGGAGTATTCTTTGTGTTTTTAAAAATTTTAGGATATAATGTTTATATACTAAAATAGAAAGTAGGATAGAACATGAAGAAAAAAATTTATGTCGATAATATTGAAACCAATTATTCAGTAGATGAAGAAGGACAAGTCTATAATGATAAATTAAATCGTATTTTAAAAGGTACGATGTAAAGAAATGAATATCGTTCTGTGCAATTAACAATTAATAATAAGCCTAGAACTTTTACAGTACACAGATTAGTGGCAGAAGCTTTTATTCCTAATCCTGATAATTTACCTATGGTAGATCATATTGATCAAGACAAAACTAATAATAAAGTTTCTAATTTAAGATGGGTTGATAATGCTGGAAATCAAAGAAATAGAAAACATGATAATTCTGGTATTATAGTTCGATATGATCCGAAGATTTTAAATCAAGGTGAATGGAAAAGTATTGGTGTAAATGAATTTGTTAAAGTTAATAAAGATGGTATTTTTATTAATACAAAAACAGGTAATTATTTAAAAGGTTCTGAAAGAAATGGCTATATTAGAATTTATACTAACAATCAGCACTATTCTGCTCATAAATTAGTGTGGGAAACATTTAATGGTCCAATTCCAGAAAATATGGTAATTGATCATATTGATGGAAACAGAAATAATAATAGTTTAGACAATCTTAGATTAGTTTCTCAATCTGATAATATGTATAATGCACAGCGAAATGGGCATAAAGGACAAATTCCTATTAGCCAATATGACTTACAAGGAAACTTTATTGCAAAATATGATTCAATTCAACAAGCCGTAGACGCAGTTGGAGGAAATCATGGTGCAATAAACCAAGCTGCAAAACGTATGGGATCAAGTGCGGGATTCCTTTGGATTAAAGATGATCAAGATATTACTATTGAGGATGTGCTAGCAAATTATCAAGGTAAAAAAGTAAAATCATCTTATAAATCTGTTAGTCAATATGATGAAGATAATAATTTAATTGCTATTTATAATAGTTTGGCAGAAGCTGGAAAAGCAGTCGGAACATATGGAACAACTATTAAAAGAGCAATGGATGCAAATAGACTTTGTAAGGGATACTACTGGAAAGAAAATAAATAAGCGCAATCCTGAAAACACTTTAATTGCGGGGTAACCTAAAGTTATTATTACCAAGTTTATATAGTAATATATAAATGGCTAAACTAATCATTTAGGTACGGTAACAAGATAATAAATATATGGAAATCCGCAGCCAAGTTTCTTTAAGACTTATTCGTTTTGAGTAAGTCTTTTATTATGGAGAAAAAGGTTCAACGACTAAACCTCGGTCAAAGAGGAGTAGGGTCAAGCGACTCGAAAAGGGTGTACCTAGAATGGAATAACAATTGATAGCGCCATTCAATGTTAGGTAAGATATAGTCTGCTCTTACGGGAAACCGCAAGCAGTTCATAAGAGAACGCGCGCAATTAGCGACTTGCGTGGAACATACAGGTTAGATGATCAACAAGTTAAAGATAGAACTGATATTACCATTAAAATGGCAAATGTTGCAAATGAATCTGCAGAAATAGTATCAGACCAATTAACCGCAGTTTTGAACAACTTTTATAATGGGACACAAACATTAGAGCATTACGCAGACGCAATGGTTGCATTAGGTGCGGCGACTGCTTCTAGTTCTGATGAGATCGCAGGTGGCTTAGAGAGATTTTCATCCATTGCAGATATGATTGGTTTGTCATTTGATTATGCGGCATCTGCTTTAGCAACTATTACGGCAACTACTCGTCAGTCAGAAGATGTAGTAGGTACAGCTTTACGTACTATTTTTGCTCGTATTCAAGGCTTAAAATTAGGCGAGACCTTGGATGATGATACAGATTTAAATAAATATTCTACAGCATTACAAGCCGTTGGTATTAGCATTTTTAATACAAATGGCGAATTAAAAGATATGGATAATATCTTAGATGAATTAGGCGATAAATGGAAAACTTTAAGTAAAGCTCAACAGGTTGCTTTAGCCCAAACTGTTGCAGGTGTAAGACAATACAATCAACTTGTCTCGTTAATGGATAATTGGGACTACTTTAAAGAAAACTTGGCTGTCGCGCAAAATTCTGATGGTGAGTTAAATCGTCAAGCTGAAATTTATGCAGAATCTTGGGAAGCTGCTAGAAATAGAGTGCGTGCTGCTGCTGAAGAGTTATATTCTAGTTTAATTAATGATGAAGCTTTTATTAAAATTACTAATGGCATTGGTAAAATTATTGAAGCAATTTCTAGTTTGACGCAAGGATTAGGTGGCTTGTCTACTATTATTCCTGGTTTAATTTTAGGTTTTAATAAATTATTTGGTGATAAAGTAATTGCATCTATTTCTAATGTTCGAGACGTTTTGTGGTATAACAGCTCCAAAGGACAACAAAGTAGAACTGATTTACAAAATCAAATTGTTGAAACCTCTAATGTATTAACACAAAATTCGCAAACCAATACTGATAAAATAGCTTTAGAGTATAGAAAACAACAATTAGAATTAGAATCTAAAATTGCAAGTAAATCTTCTCAAATGAATGACGATCAAGTATTAGCCTTACAAATTCAAAAAGAACAATTAAAAACTATGCAAGATCGTACCATTGAATTAGCAGAACAGCGAGATTTATTACAACAACAAGTTATAGAAATTGAAAAACAACTTGCTGTTTTTAATTCAAAAAAAGGTGAAGCAATTGATTATTTATCAATTTATCAAAATGATGCACTTTTTAATGTTCCAGATTTAGACACGGGAGGATATGGCTATGATTATTTAATAACAGATGGAAAAATAGATTGGAAAAAATCTGATTTTTATAAATATGTTGATAGTAGTTCTTTTTTACCACAAACTATTGATGAAGATGCTCAAGTGCAGTTAGCAAAAATATTTGCACAAAGTTCAGATTATAATAAACAGATTACAGATACGAAAAATGCTTTGACTGAATTACAAGAAAAATTAAGAAAAACAGGAAAATCAGCTAAAGATGCTCATGAAGAAATAGATCAAATTTTTCAAAGTAATAATCTTAATAGAGAAGATTTTTACCAAGGCTATGATTTTAGAAAACTTAAAAAAGGTTTAAATGCAATACCTATAGCTCAAATTGCTAATGAAACAGATGCTCTTAAAAATTCTTTAGTAGATTTATTTAATGTTGATGAAGAAACTTTACAGAATCATATGGAAACAAGAGAGCAATTATTAAATGCAGAAAAAAAATTACAAACACAAGAAGAAGCAAATGCAAAAGCTAATAAACAATTAAGAGATAATATTATTATTACTTCTGATAATTTTACAATGTATGGTAAACAAATTTTAACTTGTGCTAATAATTTAGCTCAATTTGGTATAGCTATATCTGCTTTAACTAATTTAAAAGAGATATGGAATAATGATTCTTTAACTGATATAGAAAAATTTTCTCAAACTTTAATTAGTGTAGGTATGATAATAGGAAATCTTATTCCTTTACTAAATTCTCTAAAATCTAGTGTATTTATTAAATTTTTTTCTGAACTAATATTTAATTTAAAATTTTTAAATAAATTTAATTTTAAAAATTTGATTAACAGTGTAAAAAATGCTTCTTTTGTTTTTGGTAATTTTGGAAAAGCCGTGTTAAAAATAGCTCTTCCTTTGGGCGCAATTATAGCTTTATTTTCCACGGCGATATTGGTATTAAATAAACTTGGCTTAACTCAAAAGGGAGCACAAGAAAAAATCGAAAAAGCTAATGCTAAATATCAAGAACAAAAAGAAAAATTAGATGAATTAAATACCACATTAGAAGAAACTAAGACAAAAATTGATGAATTAAATAATAAAGATAATTTAACTATTATAGAACAGCAAGAATTAAATAAATTAAAAAATAGCGTAGAATTATTAGAGCAACAAAAGAAAATTCAAGAAGAAATTACTAAACAGCAATTAAAATCTACTGCTGAAGTAGGTATAAAATATAATCGTAATGCATTAAAAGATTTACGTATAGAATTACAAGGAGCCACAGAAAACTCAAAAGAAGGATTTTTAAAAGATTTGCATTTAAATTCTTATGAAGAATTGTTAGCTACTGGACGTAAAAGTGATATTGAATATTATGAAAAATTATCAAGCGCTTCAATGAAAGTTGCCGAAGTTATTCAAAAAAATCAAGAAATAGTTGATAATTTTAATAACAGTTATGATAATTATATTGAAGCGTTATCTCAAGGCTTAATTGAAATAGACCAAGATTTTATTAATGAAAAATCTCAATTAGATTTAATGACTTTTGGCGGAGATAAAAATACTTATGGGTCTAAAGTTATTAATCCTTTACTTAATACTGATGAAATATCTAAAAATAGCGACCATTTATTTTCTTCTATTGCTTCAGGTATAACTGATACCAACCAATTAATTAATTTAGTAGGAAATAATACTCAAAAAGTATTAGCACAATCAGGAATTTCTGCGCAAGCTTATGTAGAATATATTCAATCTATTGTTTCTACTGTTCAAAATAATATTCAAAATTTACCACAAGAAGTTCAAGATTCTATTAACCAATTAAGTAAAACTTGGACTACAGAAGATTGGCAGATTGCAGCAACTTTATCTCCTACTTTTTGGGAAGAAGTTGATTCTGTACAAGATGTATTAACAGAAATTTCTAATCGTAAATATTCTATTCAGCTTCAAGTAGACGGCGCAGAAAAATTATCAGAGTTATATGATAAATTAACTAAACAAAATGACATATTAAAATCAGCATTAGAAGAATATGGTGAAAATGGATTTCTTAGTATAGAAACTGCAAAAAAATTAGTAGATTCTGGATACGCAGATTATTTAGTTAAAACGGCAGATGGATGGGTTTTAAATGCACAAGCTTTAGAAGATTATCAAACTCAACAAGATTTAATGAATAAATCTGTTGAAGAAATGGTGAATGAAGCTCAAAGTCGTAATACTGTTAATTTATCTTATTTATCAATGCCTGAAAACTTTTTAAATAACCCTGCTATTGATAATTCAAATGAAAAAATTAGTGAATTAAGAGATAGATTAATTGAAGTACAAGAAAATGCTCAAAAATTACAAGCATCTGGTTTCGAAAATGTATTTGAAAATAGTAACTTAGAAAATTATTTAAAATCTTTAGATAAAGTTAATGAAAATATCAATAATTTATCAGAAAATAAAAATGCACAGGAAGCTACAATTCAATTTTTAACAGAACAATATACGGATACAATAGTACAATTAAATCATGCTTATGAAACTGGCGCCATAGATATGGACACATATCGCGCTGCAATGGGGAAAATTGAAGTACAAACTAATAATTTGCTTGTACGTGCTGGTAAATTTCAAAAATATATTACTGCTACACAGAATGATGTTTGGAAATTAAAAGAAAATGATACTGAATTATCTGAAGCTGAACAAGAGCAATTAAAGCAAATGATTAAAATTCATAATACTGCTAAAGATGTAAATGAAGCTTTTGATGCTCTTAGTGAAACATTAGATGATGTAACTGATTATTGGGAAAACAAAGATGATGAAACCATTACTGTTACAGGAGAATTAGATTTATCAAAGATTGATCCTAAAAATTATGAAAAAGATTTACGTGACCAAGCAAAGAAAATCAACTATGCCATGTCTGAAGCATTTAAGAAAAATGCTATTACAGAAGAAACTTATCGAACTTTTTTATGGAAGAATTTTCATTTTAATCCCGCAGATATTAACAATGTAACAACACAAACTCTTGATGGGCTTGTCGATAGTGTTTCTACGAATGAACTTGGAACTACTGTTTCTAACATGATGAGTGATAGCCATGATATTATAACGGATAATATGGACGATATTTATAAAGCTGTTTCAGATACTATGGGGTCATTAGCAGACTTAATTCAAGATTTTAAATATACTATTAATTTCTCTTTTGAATTTGCAAGCAAAGGACCAAGCTTAAAGAAAATAATTGAAAGCTTTTTAACTGATGGCGATTATTCAGGTTTATCAGATCCTGATTTTGGTAATTTAACTATTTCAGGAGATGAAACTCAAGCTGCCGCATTAGCTAATAAAGTAAGATCTTTTGGAGAATCTATTGCAGCTGTAGGAACAAGTAGAAAAGGACTTCAAGCATACACTTCTAAAGGTACAAATAATACAGTATTAGACCCAAATACAATTAATGACTTATTAGGTAAGGATAAAGGTTCTGGCTCTGGTTCTAATGACACACCTGATTATAAAGATAAAAAGGAATTTGATGATAAATACCGTGATATTAATAATGAATTAGAACGTACTACTCAGTTATTAGATGCTATTGAGAAAAAAGAAGATAAAGCATTTGGACGAGATAAATTAAAATATTATACAGAACAAATTGATCAATTAAATAATAAATATAGTAATTATAATGAATTAGCATATCAAGCAAATGTATATCGTCAAAGAGGCATTGAAAGCCTTAAATCTGTAGGCATTAATTTAAAAGTTCAAGATAATGGCGTAGCAGATGATGAATTAGAGTATTGGCAGCATAAAATTTTAGATGATTATAACGCGGTTGTAACTAAATATAATTCTTTAAAATCTAAATCTGCACAAGAAGCTATGCAAGATGAAATGGATGCTGCTGAAAAATTATATAATAAGCGTAAAGCATATCTTGATGAATTTGATTCTGATACTAAACAATTTTATGAAGCTCAACAAAATAAAATTGATACATTAGCAGAAATTTGGGAAGTAAAACTTAAGCAGGTTAAAAATGAAGTAGATACATTATTAGATGTTCAAGAATTTAATAAAGTAACTCGTGAAATAGGTAAAAAAATAATTGAGTCTTACAATGATGTAATAACTCAAATGAGTGATGCAAACCAGACCTTTTTTAAAAACACCGCAGGAATGACTTTAGATGAATTAAATGGCGCAAATTATAAAGAAGTTACTAATATTATTAAAAATATTAGAATCGAATATTCTCAATTACAAAATATGCTCGCGGAAAAGCAACAGTGGGATGGCGTTAAAAATACTAAAGAATTAGCAGAAGCAATCAAAGAAGCACAAAATAATTTGAACTCTTCTCTTGATATAATTTTAGAGTATGAAGATTATATGGAGAATAAATTATCTAACGCGGTTGATGCTGCTCGTGAAAGATTTAACGCATTTATTAATCAGTTAGATCATAATGATACAGTTCTCAATTCTATTAAAGATTTAATGACATTGCAAGGTGAAACATATAAGACTCAAAAAGGCTTTAGCGATTTGCAAAATGTTGCTTCTAGCCGTATGAATACCGCATTAACAAATGCAAAATTACAGCAACAAGTTAATGAAAAAGCTAAACAAGCATTAGAAGAAGCACAGAAAAATCTTGATGTATTAAAAAAATCTGATGGAACATATAATGAAACTGATCCTGCTTATGATATGCTAAAGAAAAATCGCGATGCTTTACTAGAAGAATACAATCAAACGCAAAAAGATTTACTTACTGCCGCAAAGAACGCAATGGATGCCGCAGAAGAAATGTATACTAATGCAATTGAACGAGCTTCTTATAAATTTGAGCAAGCAATTACTTCTGGAATGGGTTTTGATTTACTCCAAGAAAAATATGATAATTTAATTGATAAAGAAGAAAGATATTTTGATAAAGTAAATGAAAGATATAATGCAGAAACTTATTATAATAAAGTTCAAAAAGCTATAGATGAAACAACAGATACGGTAGCAGCAGATAGATTAAAACGATTACAAACTGAATTAGATGTACGCAAACGTAATAATCAATTAAATCAATATGACTTAGATATTTTAGAAGCTAAATATAATCTGACTATTGCTCAAAATGCTCTAGAAGAGGCGCAAAACGCAAAAGATTCAGTGCGGTTGGTGCGTAATTCCGCAGGTAACTGGGATTATCAATTTACGGCTAATCAAGATGATATTGATGCCGCACAAGATGATTATAATAAAGCTCTAAATGATTGGTATAATATAGCAAAAGATCAAACTAAAAATATTATGGATGAAATCTTAAAATTAAAACAAGATACTCATGATCAATTAGAAGAGATATATAAAGATGATACTTTGAATGAACAAGAAAAAAATGCTAAAATAGAAGAGTTAAGAAAAGCTTCATTAGATAAATTAGAATATTTACAACGCGAATATAATATTGCAATGGATGATATGAATGAAGCGGGTAAATTAACTATTACAGATTATAGTAATACTTATCAAGGAAATATTGATTTAATAGATGAAAGCACTAAGAATTTTGAGGAAGCATTTAAAACTGCTTGTGATGAAATGGAAAAAGCTTTTGGCGATTATAATAGTACATTAAAAGATCTTGCAGAAGACACGGGAACCGATTTAAGTAATTTGCGCACTATGTTAGATGAAGTGGCGGATTCTACTAAAAAAGTTGGAGATGCTGGTCAAATAATGTCTAATCAAGTATGGGATTCTATTAGTTCTATTCTAGCACAATCAGATGCGTTTAAAGAATTATTGGTTGAGATTCAGCGTATTAAAGCTGAAATTGGAAAAGATGCGCAAGATATGAATGATACTTATAATAATCAATCAGGCGCACGCAAAGACTTGGGCGGATTTGATCTGGCTGATATGGGCGTTTACGCAGTCGCGCGAGGTTATACTGATTTTGCAAGAGACATTGCTTCTGCAAGAGCATATAAATTAAATGATGGTACAACTGCGGATGAGATTTTAAGCAAATGGCTAGCAGAAAAAGCTTCTGGGCAATTAAAACAATCTAATTTAAGTGAAGGAAAATTTTCTGAATTATATGTACAACTAAAAGACTTAATGGGATTTAGCACAGGTGGTTATACTGAAAATGGTGGAGTCGCAATCTTGCATGATAAAGAGCTAGTTTTAAATCAAGATGATACCGCAAATATGCTTTCCGCAATTAAAATTCTTGATTCTCTTGCTCCTAATTTAGCTAAAATTTTAGATAATCGCGCGAATGTCGGTGCAAGTATGATGGCTACTAAAGCTACTATTTCTTCTTCTGTTTCTACACTTACAAATAAAGATACTGTTCCTGTTGTTCAACAAGTTCAAATTCAAGCAGATTTTCCTGGAGTGACTTCGGCTTTAGAGATTGAAATGGCTTTAAATAATATTATAAACGATGCAACACAATATACAGAGTAAAGGGTTTTTCCCTTTACTTTGTTTTTAATGAGTGAAAGGAGATAAATATGAACGGTACATCAGAAAAATTATTAACAGCTATGCAAATAATGGCACAAAAACAAGTTAATAGTTTATCTTATGATTTAACTATTCAGGCTACTATTGATTCGTTAGTTAATCTTGATACAGGTGAATATAAAGTTAAATATAATGGAAATACTTTTTCTGCTTTTTCTAATGATTTAACTTATGAATATAAAGTAGGTACAAATGTATATGTAAAAGTGCCAGAGGGTGATTTTTCTAATAAGAAATTTATTGAAAATAAAGTACAAGATAAAACTTTATCTGAAAGTGAAATGCAAGAATTAGAAAATTCATATGCTACTATTGTTCCAGATATATCTAGTTGTTATAATGCAAACTGGAATGGACCTTATGGAATTGTTGCAGGAGCAACAGATAACAAAGGTAATTTAATTATTTATAATAATAATGAATATACAATATCTCCAAATTTTTTGGAATTAGCTAATAATTATGAATATATTCAAATTTCTGGTGAATTTTTATCTTTACTTAATGATAATCACATTGTAGGTAATTATGGCTTAGAATTAGAATTTTATGCTAAAAATACAGATGGTAAAGCAGATACTTTAGTTACTTATAGATTAGATTTAAATGCTTTTAATGGTAATCCTTATCATTTAACCAATTATACTACACAAAAATGTATTTTTAAAGTACAAAAAAATTTTCTTTTAGGTTTAAAAAGTATTAAATTATTTAATGAAAATTTTAATTATGATGGTTATTTAGAAAATGGAGAAACAGTTTATTTATATAAAGCCGCGAATGGTAAAGAATATAAATCATATAAAGATGAAAATAATAATTTATATTATATAGATGAAAATAATAATAAAATAATTATTACAGATATAACAGCTAATAATCCATATAAAAAATTAAATACAACTACAAATAATATTTTTGTAAAAAATATTTTAATTAATTTTATGGAAAAAAAGAATTTATTAGATAATATGTATTATTTACATATTAAAACTCCTAACGGTACTTTGTTTACAGAAAATAATGATACAATAGATTTAATTGGACAATTAATTTATAATAATAATTCTATATTAAATGAAAATAATTGTCAATGTTATTGGTATGAGCAAGATTATAGCATTAAAGTAGGTAACGAATTATATGATAAAGAAGTAGGTTGTAGATGGCGACCAATTAATAATGATAAAAATTATCAATTAACTTCTTTTAACACTTTACATCTTACCAAATCAAATATTTTTTGTCAAAAAACCTATAAACTTCTAGTTATTTATAATGACAATATTAAGGTTACAGAAGAAATAACTATTTCTAACTATGATTGCGCTTATAGAGATACTGTAATTAATCAAGAAATGGTTGGCAGTAATTTAACTTTATCATTAAGCAATCCAAATTTAAAAGGGTTTTGGTATTATAAATATCCTGATGATAGTTATGCACAAGTAATGAAAGATAATAGCGAATATTTTGATAATTCTTTAGTAATTCAAGATTATTTAATTTATTCCTCTGTTGTTTTTTACTGTGCGGTGTATACAAAAAAAGAAAATGGAACGCATCTTTTAAATTTACGACATACCGTTGTTAGTAGTGAAAGTAAAGAAGATGTAATTATTTCTTATTCTGGCGAAGATAGTTTTAGATATGATGCAAATGGAGATATTACTATTGAAGATTCAGAAAAAACAAGATTGCTTGAATGCCATTTAGCTTGGAAAGATGGTATTGCTTCTGCATATAAAATGGAATGGTTAATGCTGGATGGACAACCTATTGCGAGCGGGGATAATGCAAGTGCTAATCGAACTACAGCGGTAAATTCCATGATTGATACCTTATGGGTTGACAATTCTAATATTTTGCATTATAATATTAAACAGAAGTACAGAATAAATTATAATAATAATACTATAATTATAAAAATAACAACTATAGATGGTAAAGTATATGAGTTTAAAAAAGAAATTATATTTGTCAAGGATGGCGACCAAGGAACAAATGGAACAACTTATATACTTACTATTAGACCAAGTAACGAAGATAATACTAAATTAAGCGGTTTTCAACCTTTACGATATTTTGATGGACAATGGTTAGATCATTTGCGTTTGCGCGCTTATGTGTATCGAGATGGTGAAGAAATTAATGGTGCTAATTCTGATGAGTCTAAATATAGTATAACATATAATTGGAGTGGTATAAATGTTAGTTATAGTGCTACTTCATCTGGCTCTCCTGTAGCTATTGTCACTGGTAATGCAGTACCTAGCGAAAAAGGTTTATGCGCAAAAGCGCAAGTAAATATTATTGATAAAGTTAATGAAAAACAAGTAGAACTTTATGCTTTTTATCCTCTTGATGTTATTGTAACAAAAGATGAAGAAGAAAAAAATAAATTTGACTTATCTAATATTCCAAGTTATATTAAATATACAACATCTGGAATTAATCCTTCTTTTTATAGTAACAGTTTAAATTTTACCTATGATAATAAAAGATATTCTACTTTAAATGATATTGTAAGTTTAAATCAAAAGGTATTAAAGATAGTAAAAGATTCTATTACAAATGAAGTTCGATTATCTCCTGCTTCAAGATTTTATGTAGAAAATGATAATTATTTAGGTTTATTAGAATGCTCTACTGATAATAATATTAAAGTATATCATACTATTTTAATGTATCTTAATACTTTTGGTAATGAAGCTATTAATGGTTGGGATGGAACTAAGCTAGAAATTGATAAAGAAAAAGGAAAGTATATTTTTGCTCCACAAATTGGTGCTGGTGAAAAAGATTCGCAAAATAAATTTACTGGCGTAGTAATGGGTAAAGATAGTTCTCAAGAGAAAATAGGCTTATATGGATATAGTGGAGGTATTAATACATTTGGCTTGATGGCAGATGGCACAGCTTATTTTGGTGCAGAATTAACAGGAAGAATTACCATAGATGGAAAAAATGCTTTAATTTATGGTGGAAAGTCTCGTGGCGGAAACAATAGTATGGTATTACGTTTATATGATGAAGATGTTGCGGCTTCATCTGATACCAGAGCTATAGAAATTAAAAAGGATAGTAGTAATAATAAAACTTCTTTTTATGTTACTTATAATGGAAAAATGTATGCTAATGATGTAGAGGTAACTGGAAATATTACAGCTACAACTTTAACAGCAACAGAAAGCGGTAAAATTGCAGACTTTACTATTGATAGTACAGGATTAACTGGTGGTAGTATTACTTGTGATAAATTAATTGCTAATAAAGCGGGAGAAATTGTAGGATGGAGTTTTAGTACCAATGAATTAATAGGTGGAAAAACTCAATTAAATTCAAAATCCGGAATATTTACCAATGCTCTTACAATAAGAGATGAAGCAGGTACATCACCATATGGAAATATAGGTGTATTATATGGATCAAATGATGGAGTCGACATAACTACTAACTTAGGTATATCTTCTACATTAGGACATTCTATTGTTTTAGAATCATCAAATAATATTCGACTAACAGCAAAAAATACAAAAGTTATTTTAGATGCAAATAATATTGAAATTACTGGTAATACGCTAACAGTTGCAACAAGCGAGGGCACTTATATGGATCCAAGTAGTCAAAAAGGTATATATGCTCGATTTGCATAAAAGGAGCAAAAAAATGAAAAAAATTACTTTAACAAATTTCCAAATATTTACATTAGCAGAATTATTAAATAAAATTATTACAGAGAACGAAACTAAACAAATGACTGTAAAATTAGGATATTATATCCAACGTGATTTTAGTATTTTATTTGAGCGATATAAAGTAATCGCGCAATTACAAAAAGATATTAGAGAAAAATATATTAATGAAAATAATGAAATTAATACGGAAGCCGCAAATGCGGAATTAATAGAATTATCTAATATTACTGAAGAAATTGAATTATTTTTATTGCCTATTGATTTATTAGATACATTAGAATTATCTTTAGAAGAAATTCAGTTTTTATCATTAATTATTGCTGAATAACTTGGGCATTTTAAAACCATTCTCCTTAGATAAAAAAGAAAAATATTAGAGAAAAAGGAGAGTGATAATAAATGTTTCCACCGATTTTAGCAAGCTCTCAACCAGCTTTTTATCCAGCGAGTTTAGGAAGTAGCGGATATGTAATTTATTTTACTTTATCAGATTTAATGACATTAGATGAAATAAAGCATATTCAAATTAAAATTACTAAACAATCTAATAATCAATCTATTGTGCGTACAAGTAATTATCCAGATGGGATTATTTATAAACCTAAAGATAATATACTTAATGCAAATACTGAATATTATATTGCGATTAATCCTAGTACAGATTTAAATAATTCTGGATTTCAAGCAGGAGAGATATATAAGATACAAATGCGGTTTGGTAAAAACGCAATGTGGACTAATAAAGCAGATTTTACTTCTTGGAAAGCAACGCAAGTAAATGAGAGTGCTTTTTCTGAATGGTCTACTGTTATGTTAGTTAAAGTTATTGATAAACCGCAAATAGAAATTAAAAATGCTACGAAAGTTAAAGAGGGCGTTACTTCTACAATGGTATTAGAGCCTACTTTAACTCCTTTATTTATTGGTTATACAAAATTTACTGATCGCAGTAAAGAAATTGAAGATCAATATAGATTTATATTATATTCTAAATCAGGAGAGAAACTAGAAGATTCTGGATGGTTACAACATAACGCTTCCGCGGATAATACAGATATTCATCGTTTTTCTCTTGTTTTAGAAAATTATCAAGAATATACAGTAATTTATCAAGTGCGGTCAATTAATGGATATACAAGTGTAATAGATGGTACGGATTTGTTTATTACGCGAGATAGTAAGCCATATAATTTCAGAGCGCAAGAAACTTATTTAACTATACTTGAAAATATTACCTTGACTGTTGATGATTCAAGTAATTATGCTAAAGAAAATGGTTGTGTGCGGTTATATCTAGATACTGGAGGAAATTTAACTACAGGTAATTTAGTTGTTATACGCAGTTGTGAAGATACTAATTTTACTATTTGGGAAGATTTGAAATATATTTTAGTTGCTAACAAAATATTTAATAATGAATTGATATTTACAGATTTTACTATTGAAAGTGGTATTAAATATAAATATGCAATTCAAAAAGAAAATAGCCAAGGATTGCGCACTTCACCTTTGTTTGAAGAAAATAAAAATGAACGAATGGTTAATTTTGAATATAGTTATTTGTTTGCAGATGAAGTACAAATTCCTTTAAAATTTAATACGAAACTTTCTAGTTTTAAACATACTGTATTAGCAAATAAAATTGACACTTTAGGCTCAAAATATCCAACCATTACCAGAAATGGTGATGCTTATTATGCAGAATTTCCTATTACTGGTTTAATTAGTTTTAATTTAGATTCAGATCAGACATTTTTTAAATATAAAATCAGTCCAGCTGCTGGGTATTATTATAAAGATGAATTAATTATTCCTGATACTAAATTTGAATTAGATCATATTAATACTAGAATTGAAGCAACAAATGGCATTAATAGTACCAATAAAACTTTTACTGATAGAAAAATAGATAATAATTTAACTGATAATAATATTTTTATTGAACGTAAGTTTAGAGAAAAAGTAGAAGAATTTTTAAATAATGGCGAAGCCAAGCTATTTAAATCTCCTACAGAGGGTAATATTATTGTTAGTTTAATGAATATATCTTTAACACCAGAAGAAACACTTGGACGAATGATTTATAACTTTTCTGCTACTGCTTATGAGATTATAGATTATAGTATTGAGAATTTAGATTCGGTTCAAATTATTGATATAGGTACATTAAGTGATTTTAGTGTTGAAGATAAAACTAAATTGTTTGGACAGATTAACGGAATGTATATTGGTAAATATGAACCAAATGCGCAAAAGAATGGCTTTCATAATGAACAATTAGCGAATAAAAATCCTACTAATTTATTAGATGTTATTAAGGAGCAAATGGAATATAATATTGGAGATAATTTCCAATATAAATTTTATAAATTAGATCGTATTTGGATTGAGCAATATCCTAAATTAGATTTTCAAGATGAACGTAATGAATTGGCTGCGCAAATTGCCATTACCAAAAATAATACTGCATTAACAGAGAAAGAACGTGAAAAGCAACTCGCGCAATTACAATCTGAATTAGATAGATTAGAAAAACTTGCGGATGCCGCAACTAATCAATTAGAATCTGCTCGAATTGGTATTTATCTTGATAATAATAAATTTTTATTAGGATTAAATAAACCTTTAGTATTAAAAGACGTTTTTAATCAATTAAAAACGATTAATCTTGAATATAGCGGTCCAATTATTTTGAATTATACTTGTGAAGTCTATAAAATTGAGAATACTGAAAAAACAGTTACTGCTATTGATTCCTCTATTGTTTGGGGGCAAATAGAGGGTGTATTTACAAAAACGCATGAAGTATTGCGGAATTATAATTATTTATATGAATCAGTAGAAGAATATCAAATTCCTAATCTTACATTTAATAATGATGTGGTTGGTTTTACTTATGATAATACTAATTATGATGTTTATAAAGATGTAAATATTTTTGATATTATCAAGGAAAAAACTCGTAAGAAAATTCAAGCTATTTATAATATTAATGAATTTACTAATTACGATGAGGATACAGATACTTGGGACGATGGAACTACTTTCTATCAATTTCAAGATGTTACAACTTTAGATATTGAAGCGGATAAAGGTACTCAATTAGAATTAATTTTAAATAATAATGATACACGTATTATTACTATTGGAACAACAGAGAGATATATTTTAAGACCTTTTGCGCAACGTGTTAAAGGGATTAAATTTTTAAAACCTACTTTTGCAATTATTAATTATACTTGCTCCACTATGCAGACTTTAAAAGGAGTGAGTTAAATGTTTGAGTATTTGAATGATGCGACTTTTTTACAAGAGTTAGATAAGTACAGGTTGCGCACTCAATATGCAAAACTTATTCTTTTATCATTTGATGATGAAAAACCTTTGAAAGAAATACAAGGTACAATTACATCAGGTACATTAAATATTAATGGCTCATCTGCTGTGCGACGTACAATTAGTTTTTCAATGAATACAGATATGAACTCAAGTGATATTACTAATTTAGACAATGATATTGCGCTTAATAAAAAAATACAAGTATTTATTGGATATAAAAATCCAACACGCAAATATAAAGAATATGGTGATATTATTTGGTTTCCATGCGGAATGTTTATTATCTCATCTGCAAATATATCAAGAGGTACAAGTAGTTGGAATATAAGCGTTAGCGCAAAAGATAAAATGGTTATGCTCGATGGATCTGTTGGCGGGAGATTGCCTGCTTCGGTTACATTTCATGAAGAATATACTTATTTAGATAATGGCGATATAAAAGTTACTTATCCTACCATTGTTAAAATTATTCGTGAAGCTGTTAATCATTGGGGTAATGAGCCAGTTACCAATATTTTTATTAATGATTTAGAAGAAACCGCGAAGTTATTAATCAAATATGTGGGTGATCAACCGATTTATATGAATAATGATTATACAGGATTTGAGTTTGAATATTCAGATGAGCACCCTATTAAATATGAATATAATGATGATGTAGGCTATCGTCAGACTGATTTTACTTATCCTGGTGAATTAATTTTAAAAGCAGGAGATACAGTAGTAACTTTATTAAATAAAATTTGTAATGTATTAGGTAATTATGAATTTTTTTATGATGTTTATGGACATTTTATTTTTCAAGAAAAGAAAAATTATTTAAATACAGGAAGTCCATTATTAGAAATGACAACAAATGATTATATTTATAGTTATTCTAATACTAAACATGCTTATAGTTTAACAAGTCTTGATAATGTTACTTCTATTGCTTTTAATCCCAAATATGATAATATTAAAAATGATTTTATTGTGTGGGGAAAACGCAAATTAACTTCTGGTGCAGAAGTAGAAATTCATTACCATTTAGCTATTGATACTAAACCAGAATTAGATTTATGTACTAAATATATGTGGAAAGTATTAAATAATGGAGAATTTTTACGATATGAATATACTGATACTAATGTTGCGGGTAAAGATGGATATACCTGGGAATTAGAGAGTAAGCCTGGATTGGATTGGCGTGAAGAACTATATCGTAAAGCAAAAGAAGCAAATATGCAAGGTTTAGTTAATACTACTCCATATGATATGGAATTGCTTGCATTTTGGCGTCAAATATATGATCCAAATAATAAAGAATTTAGGTCTGATGGTTGGAATCCTATTGTTTATAATGATCCTAAAAAATTAAATTTTTGGTTAGATTTTATAGATGATAATGCAGCTATTGGAAAATATTCGGTAAATATGATCGGGCGCAGAACAAAAGTGGTTAATAATAATAATATAAAAATTATATATAGTAAAGAAGTTCCTGATATTATGTTCTTAAATGATGAACAATGGGAAAATCAAGAAAAACGCGCAGAATATGATGCTTTAGGGCAGAAATATTTTAGATTGACTAAATATTATGATAATCTTTTTGTATCAAGCTCTACTGGTGAAAGTTGCTTTGATAAAATCCGAGAAATGTTATATCAAAATTTAGTATATAATACGCAAATTACAATTCAAGGATTACCAAAATATTATTTAGAACCTAATAATTTAATATATGTAGAAGATGCAAAAAGTCATATTGTGGGTAATTATGAGATAACAAGTATATCGTTACCCTTATCTTATAATGGAACTATGTCAATTACTGCGACAGAAGTTTTAACTAGAGTATAAGGAGGGTAATTATGGCAAATAAAGTTGGACAGATTATTTATAATGTTCAAGATTATTATAATTCAGGCGGATACGTTTCTTCCTCTATAGATAGTCCTTTAACTTCTACTGTTAATTCTAGTTCTTACACTACAGACGTAACAGATGAAAACAAGAATACTTATAAAGTACCAGATTGGGATAAATATAAAGCACATTGCTATCCAATTATTAATCCAAAAGCTTCTGGTAAGCCTTCTATTATTTCTGCTATTGGTCCTATTAATGACACTACTATTAAAAAATTAGGTATTCAAGCTCCATCTGGAACAAAAGTTCATTTAAACAGTGGCGGTAAAAGTGATGAACAAATTATAATGATTGGTAGAACAGGTATGTATGAATTGGACGAAAATATTAGTATTACAGATATTTACTTCGAACGTCCTCGAAATTATATATTAGATGAAGAAGCTACGGCAGCGCAATTATTATTAGGTAAAAAAAATATGCGCGCCGCTGAAGAAGAACGCGAAAACAAGATTAATCTTTTAAATGAAGGTAAAGATCCTTATAATGAAGGTCAAACTATTGTAAAAGATTCAGAAGAATATTGGGCTTGTTATATTCACATTAATGATGATTTTCAAAAGGCATACGATACAGCGAAAGGGCAATATAATATTGGCGTAACAGGTATTTACAAGTTACCTAATAAAGATAACCCATATGCTGAAGAAAATTATAAAGAACTTTATAATATCATTATAGATTTTGAATATTAAGAGGAGGTGGAAAAATGTCAAATACAAGTTTTTATGGTGGACAAAGCGGAAAAGATTTTAAAATTTCTGCAATTTTTCGTAATAAATCAGAATTAATTGCGGACTTGAATAAACGTTGGAACTCTAGTATTAATGTAGGAGAGTTGGTTTTAATTTCTTATGGCTTACCCGCAATGGATTCTATAAGAGATGAAAATGGTAATTTATTACCAGAGCCAAATTCAGAATTTATGCAGAATAAAGATTCTGATTGGAAAAATTTTAAAAAAACTTATAATTCTACTTTATGGATTAAGATTTATAAAGAAGAATCTAAATTAAGTCAAGAATATGAAGAGTTATTAACAATTGAAAAAGAATTTATTGCCGCAAATGATAGTAGCGCAAAAGATTTTGGTTTAGGATATGCATTATTAGCTAGTTTTACTGGTGAAACACCTTATCTACGACTTAATCATGATGTTATAAATGCAGATAAGACTCCATCTATTAGCCCTGATCAGGATAGTACACCAGAAATACCAAAATATACATTACATTTGCCGCAATCGCAGGTCTTAACAGAAGAAAACTTTAGTTATAATTTTGTTGATCCAATGGCAGGTAAAGAATTAGTTCATGCTTCTGTTGATTATAAAGCCGATCCAAATGTTCCAGATAAAGATCAAACAAAAGGTTCTATTAATAGACCAAGTTTAAATATGACGTTTCCATTTCCTTGGAAATTTCATTTAGATTTCGGTCATATTAATGCAGATCAAAATGCTACGGGAGTATTAACAAATCGGAAAGAATTATCCGATGGCTCGTATGTAGAAGATTCGGAAACTAAAGATACGAAATATTTTGAAGTACGTTTCCCTAAAGCTTATCAAGTTGATAGAACAGTGCAAGTTAATGATATTAAAACAGGGGAAACTCCAACAGTATTTATTGATAAACTTTTAGATAATCCTAATGATGAAGCTTCTTGGCGAGATGGAAGTGTAATGAAAGTAATATATAATTCGCCAAGACCACAGAAAATACGTCCAAAAGATGTTAAAAGAACAGTAGTAGCACCAGAGACTTATCCAAGTATTACATGGAATGAAGATAATACTTATAATACTGAAAAAGATAGTGGTACGCCAGAACATCCAGAATTAATCTTTAATTTACCTCGCGCAGCTAAACATATTTTTGGTGATGAAGAACCTGCTTTACAGCCACAAGGAAACTATTTATTTATAGCAAATAAAGACAATCCAGATTTAAGCCCATCTTTAATAAAAAATCTACAGATTAAAATTGGTGATTATTATATTTGGAGAGAAACTGGTGATATTTGGGTTATTTATGAAATTAATGGTACCGTCGATTCAGAAAAGGCAGATACTGGTGAGTATGCTTCTATTGATTCTATTTCTTTGAGATATGAAGCTTGTCTTGCAGGTTTAATGGAACAGCCAGAAGTAGTTAAGATTGATACTTATAAAGATTTAACTACTGGTGAATTAAATGATCCTGCAATTACATTACAATATAAAGATACAGTAAATAAACGTCATCTATATTATCAATTTAACTTGCCGCAATTACCTAATATTGAAACAAAGTATATTTCTGTGGGTAGCGCAGAAGCAAGCAAATTAGAGCAAACTTTTACAGCTCGTGCAACTAAATTTACCTTTACTGTTGCTGATGGAACCAAATGGTTTGTAGGTAATGAAGTAACTGATAATACGACTTCTGCGGTAGTAGAAGGTGCGCGCGATGGCGATATGTATTTACATTTTACTACTGCTACAGATTACACTAATTCTAATCGTGGTAATGTTTACAAGTTAAGTAATAATACTTGGAGTAAAGTTGGCAATTTAGTTGGACCAACTGGTAAAGCATTAAATATTATTAATACTATTAGAGTAGAAAGTGTTGCTGGTTTAGAAGAAGAAACTAATATTAAAAATCAATTAAATACTATTTATAATATTAATAAGCCTACTCCCGATCAACTTATTGCTATTAATTATTATGATACAGAAACTAAAACTACTCATTCTTACTGGTATTATTGGGATAGTACAGCAAATGATTGGAAAAATGTTATTATTACTGGTGGTTTAGGAGATTTAATAAAAACAAGTTATTACGGACAAGATGATAATTCTCATACTTATTCTACCAAATATATTAATACTTTAATTAAACATACAGATAATATTACTGGTAGTCAAGATATAGAAAAAACTACTTATAGCGCAGGTAAAATAAATGATAAATTTAATGCGGTAAATACTACTATTCAAGAAAACAAAACTGAATTAACAAAAAAAATTCAAGAGGCTACTTCTTGGGGTAATATTTCTGATCTTATAGGATAAAAAGGAGAGATATAAATGGCTTTATTTAAACCTTATTCTGGTACAAGTGCGGAATTAGCGCAAGTACCAGTTCATGATGGATATGCTTATTTTACTACAGATGATAGTAAGTTGTCTGTTGATATAAATGGAACACGATATAGTGCTAATGCAAAAAATGCGGATGGATTAGTTGATGGAAATGGATCTTTAACCGCGGATGGTATTAAAAGTTTAATTAATAATTTATCTATTAATACTATCAATATTACCTATGATAGCACTAATTCGCGATATATTGGAACGTTGGCAAACCCCACTGATGGAATTGGTGATTTAGTTAAACTTCATTTCCCTAAAGGTGAAATACCAGAACAAGCTGGTGAGCCTTATTTTTCTTTTACTATTAATAATGAATATTGTCTGGTAGTTGACACATTAGGTTCATTATTTAGAACCTCTGGTTATGGTTCACCAGATGGGGAATCGGAAAATTTAGCTTTTTATTCCGATGTAAATAAAGAACATATAAAAATGTTTACTATTTTAGATTTAAAACCAGATTTAACAGGAGAAACTGTTAGAGATAAAATAAATGTTTATTCTAAAACAGAAGTAGATAATAAACTTGCTGATATTAATGTAGAAACATACAAAAATTATTCAGTCACTGTTTCTTCTTCTGGTTGGACCGCAGATGGAACAACAGGAAATTATAAATATGTATATACAAATACTGCTTTGAAATGTGGTAGCGATGGAAATATGGCTCCTATTATTAGTTATGAGAATGATTCGACTTCCCACGTTTCAAGTGCGGCTTTAGATGATTATGCTAAAATTTATAACGCGGTTTGTACCGCAGGAGTTGGAATTACTTTTTACGCAAATGCCGCAATTACAAACACTTTAACTTTAAAAATCTTAGATCCACAATAAAAAAATTAGGAAGCCTTAATTGGCTTCCTTTTTTTCTATTTCATTTAAAGTTCCTATATCAATTTTCTCATCTGGTTTTAAAAATAAATCTAATAAATTATAAAAAGCATTAGTTTCAATATTGTCAATCATAACAATATTAATTTTTTTATAAAAACTTGATAATGTAACATAATAAATTCCTTTTTTATTAGTTACAATAATTAAACACATATCATTATTTGGATTTCGAAATTCATAACTATATTTTGCTGAAGCACCTGACTTATCATGAATTTCAGTTATTGAAATATTTTCTAAATAATTCCAAATATCAGTATATTTAGACCCTTTTACTAGCATAAATAAATCATTTTTATCCATTTCTAAATCAAAACTTAATGTGCTAGAATTAAGAGTACCATCAATAGGATTAATAATTTTCATTTTTTTCTCCTTTTTAAAATATTTTAATATATATATTTATTTTTATTTAAAGCATCCATGCTAAGCTTAATATTTGATTTTATCTTCGTAATATTTAATCACATCCTGTATAAAAAAATAAACTGCTTGGTGAGAAAAAAAGACTTCATTCATTTGAAGTTGTTTTCCATTACCATAAAATATTTCACCATTTAAATTTGTAAGACAAGCTTGTAGCATACCTAATTCATCGCCGTAAATCCATAACTGTTCCTTGCTAGGAGCTTCAAATACACATTTTACAAAGCCGCAAGATAATTTTTCTGCGCTAACAATAAAATTATAAATAATTGAACGCATATAATCATCTGTAATAGGTAAATATTCAATAGGTACATCTATTTCAATATTTCTTTCTTTTAATATTCTTTCAACATCACTTAGATACATTCGTATCACCTAAAAACATTTCTTTAAAAAAATGAAATAAAGCTTCATGTGTTTCTACGCCAAGTTTAATCATTCCAACTTCACCAATTGTTGCTACTGTTCCATATGTTTTTTTATCAAACAGAAGAAGATATTCAAGTTTAAAATAAGAAGTACAACTAAAATGTAATTCTAAGTTATTTTTTGGATTAAATAATATAAAAGTAATTTTTTCATTTTCTTTATCAAATGTAATCGTATCTAAATAAAGTAATAGATTTTCTTCTACAAGATAACGATTAATTATTAATAATTCTTCTTTTGCTTCATCAAATTGAATTGTTTTTTGGTTATAAAAGCAGTTCTCTTTTATTTTAATCATTATAAGCCTCCGCTGAATTATAAGCAATAAAAACTCTGTTAATATAATCAAATAATCTTTCTTACTCTATTTTAGTCAATAATTGTAAAAAATCTTCTTGTAAGTTTGCAATTACTACATTCGTTTCATCATTAATTAATAAAAGTTGATAAATATTAGAAAGAGAATTACAACCAATTTTCATTCTTAAATTATTTTTAGGGTTCTCTAATGAAAATTTAATTTTACAATCAGTATTAGTAACAATTTCAACAAGATATTTAAATAAACCATGATTTATAATAAAATGCTCAAATATTGCTTTTTCATCTGTAGTGTATCTAAGATCTATAAAGCATTGATTATTAAAATAATTCTTTGTTTTATCAATCATTATATTTTTCCTTTCCTACTAAAAAGGCTTGTACCATTGTATCAAAAATTTTATCTTGTAAATCAGTTTCTAATTTTTTCATAATCTCTGCTTTTATTTCAAACAATATACAAAAATCTATGGCGTCTATAAGATTTAATTTGAAAAAATGATTATTTTTATCTACATAAACTCTTAAACGTACTTTAGTATTATAATTATAAAATTCAAAAAAGGTATAATCTTCCAGAGAAGCGATATGCTCTAAATAAGGAAGCAAATCATATTTTTTTAATAATAAATGTAGGATTTCTTTTTCACGCTTATCACTTTTTATAAAATCTATATAATGAATATTTTCATTAATTTTATATTGATATACTTTAACCAATGTGTAACAGCTCCTTTAAGTTATTTACTACTTCATCATATTCTAAACTATTTAAATATTTAGTTTCATTATCTTCATAATAAATTAAACCAATGCGATTTTCAGCATAAAAATTTAATGTTACAATAATATTATCTTTTACAAAGTCTATTAACATTTGCTTATTATCAAAATCATAATAATATCCTTTTACATATTTTAATAAACTTGCCACTTCTAATTTTTCAATCATGGTATGATACAACAAATTCATTTGATGATATAAAATTGGCGTTTTAATATCATAATAGCCTTGCGAAAATCCAGTGCGCCCAAATTTAAGAAACATTTGAATTGTGGCAATAGTATCACTAATACCAGTTGGATCAAAAACTGCTCCTCGATATTGCATTAATGGATCAATTTTTTCTGCGGGCGGTACACCCTTTTGACTTTCATAAGTACATAAAATTTTTGTTGTTTCATATTCAAATAAAACATGTAATTGCTGTTTAAGTGCAGAATTGGTAAAAGAAATTTCATATCCTTTTTCTGTTTCTTTGCGCACAGATGAATGTAATCCTATTTGAATTAATTTTGTATTAAACATTTCTCCGCGTTGATTAATTAAATTAATAATGCGTTTATCTTGACTCATCTATGCCACACCTCGGAATAATAAATAATTCCAATTACAACAGCTAATCGTGCGATTGGAACAAAAGAACAAAATAAAGCAAAGAATAACAAATCCATGCTTGAATATAAATTAAATGTTTTATTTAAATTTAATTCTATTGCCCATTTGTGTAAGTTTTTATTATCTTTTAATAGATATAATAATATAAAAATAATTAAAGTGAATAAAACAACTGATTGACAATATATATTTAATAACATCTTCTTTCACCTCATATATATATTATATTATATTTTTATAAAAAAATCAAGGGAGTAGTATTAAACTACTCCCAATTTTATTAATTTTGGCTTGGAGAATTATATTCTAATGCTCTCTGGCTGTCTGCCACACCCGCAGTTGTCGGGTCAATCAGTGTACCTAATACCGCCATGATAACCGAACCAATCATAAACGGATTACTAATCAGTGCCTTAGCCTGTTCAATGACGATATCCCAGCTAGTAAACATATCTGCGCTCACGCCCATTGCAGACAAAATAACACCTAACAAACCTACCCAAAAATACGGATTTTTAATTCTTACTTTCCAATTAATTTTCATTTTATTTAACTTCCTTTCTTACTATTACTTTTCTATTGTTTGCGTTCCATTCAACATCTGCATTTAATGCTTCACTAATTGCACGAAGTGGTACATAAGTGCGATCTTGTTGAATAAAAGGCGTAACATCTAAAGATAAAATATTATTATTTTTATATGCGACTTTGTTTCCAATTTGCATTTGCACAGTGTTAGCACCATCATTGATAATGATTGATCGTGTATCGTTCTTCCATTCGACCTTCGCATTCAAAGCTTCCCCAATAAATCTTAAAGGAACAAATGTACGTTGGTTTTTAATAATTGCGGGAGCATCTAAAGCTTTTGGCTCATTATTAATGGATGCATCTTTAGAATCAATCGTTAATTCTACAATATTCCAAATTTTACGTTCATCAACAATGGCATATACATCATATAGTGGCGTATATCCCCAAGGTAAAATAGCTAAACCGTTATAGCCCCAATTTCTTCCCCAACTATTTTGAATAATAATACCATCTTTGGTATAGCCAATCGCGCAAATAGCGTGTCCACCTCTTGTTTCCTCATCTTCGTTTGGTTGTGGTAAAATTGCGTCTTTAAGACTTTTTCTTAAATAAAAAGAGTCAAATGAAGTCCGCACATTAATAGAAACAATAGCACCTTTGTATTGAAAAATTGCTTCACAGATTTCTTCTTTTGTTTCACAACGCACATATTTTAAATTTTTATTTTTTATTGCATTTGGTTTTAATTTATTAATTTGTGCAATTACATAAGCATTTGGATAAGCGGTATTACTTGGCAATTCATCAAAATAGCAAACACCTTCTTTACACAAATGAGAAGATGCTTGTGTTACAAACATTCCTTCGCCTTGATAATCGTCTAAATTACGATTGTGATATATAAAATCTGTAGAAAATTTACTCCAAGATTTACGCTCATAATATTCTTGATACCATTTTAATGTAGCTATTGCGTGTGCTACACAAGATCCAATAGCACCTTGATGTAAAATTGGAGCATATTCAGGTGGGTAATATTCTTCTGGGCGCACACCCATTACAATGTGTTCATGTGCTTTATAATCACGTTTATCATGCGGACCTAGCATTGCGCCATAAGAATGATTTTCTTTAATTATTTTATTGTTTTTCATTTGTTGCTTCCTCCTTGAAGTAAGCAATATTTATTCAGGAATTATAATATCATTAATAGTATTAGTAATATTAGATTTAATAGTAATACCATCTATTGTAGTATTATTAATTTTTTTACATTTTGGTAATAATAAATTATAGCTGTAATATCCTCTTGGAGTGGTAGAGTTGCTTGATTCATTATATAATATGCAATTATTTATCATTTGTGTAAATATAGGAAAACCACTATGAGTTCCATTATCTGGTTCATTAAACGAATATGATTTTAATAAAGTTATGTTATATGATGAATCAATAGAATATAAAGTCGCTGTGTCATATATATATAATAAATTATTATTTTCATCAAAAACTGGCATTGCAAAATTGCTTAAATTTAATTCATTATAATTTTTAAGAGTAGTTAATTTCTGATCTGTTATGGAAAATTTTTGCATTGTCCAATTTTGTTCGTAATCTGGTGCGCTACTATGTGTAGTATTCCATAAAAAAATTATCGAATTAGTATCATGATAAATAGTATATAAATATTTTGAATAAATATCAGATGCTAACATATATTGAGATTTATATTCTAAAGTTGTATTAGAATAAGTATATTGATGTAAATATAATATTTCAGATGAACCACCGCCAGAAGAGTTATAACTCCATAAAATATTAATTGTGTTACCATCAATCCATATATCTTCCATTGAACCATAACTGCCATAATTATAATATTCTTGGTTACCTAATGTAGCTGTTCCTTTATTCCAATCTAAATAACAAATACATAAATTTTTTGTACCATGACCCGTTTGTGTAAATAGATAATATTCATTTCCTAAAGGAAATAATGAAAAATCTTCTTGGGTTAAATCAGAAGTTATCAATATTTCTGGTGATGAAATAGTAAACGAATGTGCATTTATATCTAAAATTCCTCTGGATACTTTTGCATAAGTTCCTCCATTACTAAAATTAGCAGGCTCATCAGAGTAATTTGTTCTTCTGCACCATAAATAATTATTATCATCAAGTTTAATCATATTAGAAAAAGCTCCATCGTATCTAGTAAAAAACTCGTGCGAAACTATATTAATTGATCCATTTGAATCCAATTCTAATAATGATAAATATTTATCATTATTAGGATATCCTTGGTCTTGAACTAATATTTGATTGTTAGATAAAAGATAAGCAGTTCGTGAAACAGAAAAGGAAGTAGATGGTCCATTCCAATTATCAGTTAAAGTAACAAATTCACCTGCACCTAGATTTTCTGCATATTTGGCTTGAATTTTTTTTCCTTTTATATCACTTGCGCTAAAATCGTTAATATCTTGACTAAATAACAAAGCTTCGCTCATGAAAAATCATCTCCTTTAAACTAGTTTTATCTCCTATTATATTAAGAAAAATATTCATATTTATTATTCCTTTTGTTTTATTTTGTTTTAGACATAATAAAAGAGAGAGCTTTCCGAATACTCTCCCTTTTAACAAATGCGCACTAATAAAACTGATTAGAAAGTTTTTATCACTTTCTATATTTATATTATACGAAAAATTTTTTTATATTGCAAAAAGTTTTTTGTTAAGATTATTTATAAATTATGAACCAGTATGGTAAGTGACTAGCCAATATTATATAATATCTGCGTCTCTCGTCAATTCCTCGATTTTGACTTCGGCGGTCATGCCTAAAAGTGTAATGCCACGGTGACCACTGCTGCAATGATATTTGCCATTATTTTGCTTCTCTATGGTCTTAATTCTTTTATAAAAGTTTCTATTGATGGCAATTCACTTAATGGTTTAATTTGATTTGCATAAGTTGACCAATTAGTCGTAGTTTTATATAAATTTATTAAATTATTAGGCACATAAATATAGCCTTCTCCATTTGCTATTAAAGAATTTTCTAAAATTTTAGTAGAACCTAAAGAACAGACATTAGAAGCTCTTAAAACTAAAGTCTTTATTTTGGGAAAACTAAGTTCATTATTTGATAACATATCTTTAGCAGCAATGTCAAAATAGATTGCTGAATAAACTTTTGTTCCACCTGGCTCAAAAGTTGTTACAGAAGGTAAATAAACTATTGAAGTCGATCCTAAACCAAGTTGATCTGGTAATGTGGTAGCAACAGAAGCGCGAGGAGCATATAAAACTTTGCCTGAAAAATGAGTTACATTAATTTGATTACATTTGGGTAAAAAGAGAGAGCAGTTTAAAGAATTAAAACCAATTGGTCTAGGAAAAAAATCTAGCACAGGAAGAACTAAATAAACTAAAGAAGTGCAATACTGTAAAGCATTATTATCCATAGATTTAATAGTTGCTCCATAATAATATTTTATTTTCGCAGCATTTTCTACGTCTATATTCCCTGAAGCAGGAGCCGCTAAAGTAGCTAATCTATTTTGTGTTAAATTTGTACTTGAAGTGTCAGTATCAATAATATATTCTGGAGCTTTAGCAAAAACAAACTTTGCTTTTTCATTGGCATCTCCTATATAAATTGCTTTAACTTTTCTTGCTAAATTGGCATATTCTCCTGTGCCAACCTTATCAATTACAGTGGTAGTTTCTGTAACTGTAGTTTGATATGTTGCTTGAATATTGTAAATAGTACCGCAATCATCGTATCTATCATAAGAGGTATCTTTTGTAAAAGTAATTTTAATAGTTTGACCTTTAGATAATGTGCCACTCCATGTTTTATTAGTTGTACTACCACTTGCTTTACTTTCTACTGTAGTTCCACCAACAGTTAAAGTTACATAGTCATAATTACTTTCTCCAGAATAAGAATATCCAAAAGATAAAGCAGAAAAGTCATGTAAAGCTGTCAATGTTGTCGAAGCAGTAGTGCTACTATGTCCGCTATTATTTGATTTATATGTTGAATAATTATTTGTACTTTCAGTATTAGTATTAGCAAAATAATAAGAAGATCCATTCGTAATTGTAAATAAATCAGATAATTTTTTATATTGACTTGCGGTATTTGCATCATTTACCGTGCAAGAAATTGTTTTTGTTGTAGTAGTAGTTTCTTGTCGAGGCACATCTTTAGTTTTTTCAGTTGGAACCCCAATATAAGCTTTTGAAATATTATGCGCTATACCATTATTTTCATATCCTGTTAAACCTATTAAACGAGAAACCCCATCGTTATAATCCTTTAATAATGTAATTACAATATTAGTTTTAGGAGCTAAAAATATAGGAGTTGAATTAGAAATTAATGGTGCTCCTATTTGAGGATGAGCAAAATAGGAATAAGTTTCAATTTGATCATCAATTTGTATTTTACAAGTATTAGGAGAGTCTCCATATGATTGTGTATTCAAGATTCCTAATTGTATTTGTATAAAATTAGTAGGAAAAGTTTTTTTTACTGTTAATATAATAGTTTGTCCTGAGAGAATATTGTCTGCTGGTATTTGTATTCTTGATCCAGTGCCTACTGTTGTTATTTTTATATTTTCATTAGCAGGTATTGATGTAACAGAAAAATATTCATTTATATCAATACTGGTAGGATTTGTACCTTTTAATTCACTACCTATATAAGCACTCATATTTGTTCACCTCTTTTATTCATAAACAAAATATAAAGTGCCTGCCGCAAGTGGACTAGTTCCCGCGACTAAATCTTCTGTGCCATAAGAATAAGCGGGAGCTGCGCCAAGATTAGTTCTAGCATCAGTTGCTGTAGTAGCACCAGTACCGCCGTTCGCAATTGCTAAAGTACCAGAACCGCCAGTAGAATTTGCACCTCGTGTGCCTTGAATATTTAAAGTTAATGTAATAGTAGGCGCACTACTAAAACAAGTGAAAGTAATAGAATTAGTTGCAGTTACCGCACGACCAATTTTACTATATTCCGTTTTCTCATTTGTTTGATCTGCGGTAGTAGTAGTTTGATATTCCAAATTAATATAAGGGGTATCTGTTTCTGCAATACCAGAAATAGTTCTAGTACATTTATAACTTCCATCTGTTTGTTTTTGCCAAGCAGAAACTGGAATTGTATGTGTATAATTATATTTTGTAGCTTTTGTGTCAACATATGCTTTATTAGCTGCATAATCATCTTGAGTAGGGGTTGCTAAATTTGTAACTTTACCCCCTGTAGTACCTAAAAATTCAATAGTTGGTGTAGTTGTATTATAATCCATATCAATACCAGAAGAATTGTCAGCATCTTTTTTCATATATAAACGATTTGTATTAGGATTAAAATACAAATAAGGATTACCTTCTATTGGATTAACTAATCTAATTATACCTTTATCATCTACTGTATATCTTGTGGAATTAGGAAATTTATTTGATCTAATTGAAAGTAAACCATTTGATGAACTATCGGTAGCATCTGTTTTATTAAGAGTTAATAAACCAGATAAAGTACCACCAGTTAATTTTAAGTATTTATTATCTGCCTCAGATTGAGTTAAACTTGATCTATTTGAGGGGACTATAATACCTTTTACGCTCATTCAAAATATCCTCCTTTTATATTCTTTTAAAAGATAGGATACTCTCTTAATCAAAAATATAAAAGAAGAGTATCTTACTCTTTACTTATCTTAATTTTTATTATAACACTATTGAACTAAAATGTCCAGAAAAAATTTTGCTAAATCAGTAAAAAATTTTTGGCAAAATTGAACAATGTGTTCATAACAAAATTTAGATAATAGTGAGAGATAGGGAATCCTTCACATTTTAGAAAGGAGTCTTAATATGTATAATACAAATTCTTTTTATCCATCTTCCCAACAAATGCGGCAACCAAATTACCTCCCGCAATTAAAGGGCAGACCTGTTTCTTCTATTGATGAAGCACGCGCAATCCCTATTGATTTTGATGGGTCTATTTTCTTTTTTCCAGATGTAGCGAATAAACGAATCTATACCAAACAAATCAATTTAGATGGAACTGCTACATTAAATATGTATGAGTTAAAAGAAATTCCAATGACTACTGCTTCAAATAATAATTATGTAACAAGAGAAGAGTTTGAAGAAGTAATTAATAAGCTGCAACAATCATTGGCGCCACAAGTAAATAATTCCGCGCCAGTGCAAGAATTTAATATTTAAAGGAGAATTAATATGAACAACTTAAATCCTATGCAGATTATGCAATTAATGCAAAGTGGTAATAATCCACAGCAGCTTGTTATGCAACTTTTAGAACAACAAGCTCAAAATAATCCTATGGCTGCGAATGTTTTAGAAATGGCTAAACAAAATAAAATGCTTGACATAGAGCAAGTGGTAAAAAATATTATGCAAACAAAAGGATTAGATTATAATAAAGAAGTAGTAGCATTTAAAAACTTATTTGGACTTAAATAATAATAATAATAATAAAGGAGAGTTTTTTATGTTTAATACTTCGACTTCTGGTTATTCTTTAGCTGATATTGCAGCAGCTACTGGTTCTAATCGTAATGACAGCTGGGATGGTAATAATTCTTGGTGGATTATTTTATTATTTTTATTCTTAATGAATGGATGGGGCTATGGTGATGAACGTAGAGCTACTAGTGGTGGTACTACAACAAGAGAAGAAATCGCTTATGGTTTTGATATGAATGGCTTAGAAAATTCTATTAGAAGTATTCAAAGCGGTTTATGTGATGGCTTTTATGCAATTAATAACAGTTTGTTGACTGGTTTTGGCAATCAACAGTTGAATACGCAGAATGGATTTGCGGGAGTAGGTAATGCTATTTGTGATTTAGGTTATCAAAACGCACAATTAGTTAACGGCTTATCTAGAGAAGCTTCTCAAAATACTAATACAATTAATAATCAGATAACTGCCGGCTTTACTGGCGTTAATGCTGGCTTAACCGCACTTGGTACTCAGCTTCAGTCTTGCTGTTGCGAAAATGGTCGCGCGATGGAAAAAGGCTTCGCCGACTTAAATTATAATTTAGCTACCCAGTCTTGCGATACTCGTCGTGCCATTCAGGACAGCACTCGTGAAATCTTAGATTTCTTGACTCAAGATAAGATTGCCACATTAACTTCTGAAAATCAGTCTTTGAAATTTGCAGCTTCACAGCAGGCACAAAATGCTTATTTAACTAATGCTTTAGGACAGAAAGCGCCGAGTCCTTGCTACGTTGTACCTAATCCTTATTGTAACTGCAATAGTAATGTTTGCGGCACTTATTAATAATTTTCACATAAGCTTGGACAGGATTGATTAATCCTCCATAAATAAAATTCATAATAATTAGAAAACAATATTTTATTTATGGAGGTTAATTTTAATGGGAAAACAAAAATATACAATTGATGACGTAAAAAACTTTTTATTATTAAATGATAATGAAAATGAATGTATTTTATTATCAGAACAGTATGAAAGTTCTAAAAAACCCCTTTTATTTCAATGTAAAATATGTGGCAATGAATTTTCAAGAAATTTTGAAGCTTTAAAAACTGTAAAACATTTCTGTTGTCCAAAATGTGCAAGAAGCAAAAGTGGTGGAAATCACGATAAAAAAACTATTGATGATGTAAAAGAATTTCTTGTAAAGAATGATGTTAATAACGAATGCGAATTAATTTCAACGGAATTTGTTAATAGCAGCACGCCTTTATTATTTAAATGCAATATTTGTCATCAAACTTTTTCGCGCACTTTTTCACAATTACAAAAAAAGAATAGATTATTTTGTTGTCCACAATGTGGATCGCTTAAAGGCGGTAGTGAAAAAATTTATTCAACAGAATATGTTCGTGATTATCGCGAAGGAAAAAGCCCAATGCGTCGTAGGATGTATATGGAATCACATGAGTTGCACAAAGATAAAGATACTCAAATGCGTGAATTAGAAAACTATGTTCAAGAATTAACAAGTGATATTATGGAAATGATTGCGCAAGCTACTCCTGAAGAAAAACAAATGCTACAACAAAAAATTATGATTTTGGCTAATAAAATTCAATAATGTTTATTAATATAAATGGCATTATATGGTCGATACATATAGTGCCATTTAATCATATTGAATTGCGCAATCCAGATAATAGTTATTCTTTAGGATGCTGCAACGCACAACAAAAAGCTATTTATATTAACTCTAATTTATCAGGTTATCAATTAAATAAAGTCATAAGGCATGAAGTTACTCATGCTATTATTTATAGTTATAATATTTCTTTAAACGCAGCAATAGAAGAATTATTGGCGGACTTCTGTACTACATACAACGAAGAAATATCATATTATTTTAATAAAATAAAGGAGAAACTTTAATTAGTTTCTCCTTTTTCTTCGTGAATAGGAAGTTTTTCAGTGCGGTGATAGTAATCTTCGCCCTGACTGTTACCTCCTAAATCATGGTATGTTTTCCATAATTCTGATAGGGCGGAATATTCATCGGGAGTCATATATCCTTTTTCTAGATAGTCCTCACACGAATGAACAAGTTTATATTTATACCGCTCTTTTATCGCATCAAATTTATTTTTATCAATGCCTAATTCTTCATAAATTTTTTTTAGTTTTTCTTCTATCAAATCTTCAATATCTTCTCTATTTCGTTCTTCTAACATTTGATGATATTTTTTGATTTTATTGGATAAATAACGACAATATGCCAATAGCGCAGCCGATATTAATCCAAATAGAAGATCGAACCAATAATTTGTTAAAGACATAATGCCATCTCCCCATTCAATATTTTTGAAAAATCAAATGGAAAGATGGCACTGTTATGCCCAAGCGCAATCATTATTTTTGAAATGTAAGCAATGATAGCCAATACAAATTGCGTCTGCTTCATCTTGTATTAAATTAACGTGATAAGTGGTTTCTGCGAATTTCTTTGCATTAGCCTTTTGTTCGTCTCTTATTCTTCCTTTAATTCTGCAAGTAGATTTCCAAGAAGAAGAAGAAATAATATCATAAGGCAAATTACGACGTTTAATAACAGTAAGTAAAGCGCCTTGTACGTGCGCCAATTTTTTAAAAGTAATTACGCCAAATTCCTTAGCTCTTTTTTTGTTTCCATTTGGTTCATATTCTTGTAATTGAATATCTTCAATTACTACTTCAACATCATTTTTATATAACTCTAAAATATTTTCTAGCCATTCACATAGTTTTACTATACGAGTAATATAATCGTTATCTTTAGGTGAAATATGACCAAAAGCTACTAACTCTTGCGTTGTACGATTAAAGAGAGCATAGCCAGTTATTTGCGTACTTTGATCAAGAGCTAGTAGGTAAGTTTTCATTTTGTAGTAGAACCAAAACCGCCAGTGCGTTCACCAGTTGCATTATCATCATCTGTTTTATAATAAGATTTAATAATGCCCTGCGCGATTTTATCACCTTTATTTAGCTTAATCGTAAAAGGGCTAAGATTTATAAGTTGGACGTAGATCTCGCCATCATTTTCTAGACAACTATAGTAATCGCTGTCAATTATACCTTCTCCGTTCGCGCATAATAACCAATACTTCAAGGGAGTGGAGCTGCGCACTGAGAGTTCCAAATATTTGTCTGGATCTAACTGACATTTAACTCCAGTAGAAATCAGTGTAGGTCTAGCATTAGTCTTTTTAGTAATTTCTGCAAGTTTTTCTAAAGACACAATATTATCTTTTGGAGCATTAATATCATCACGCATTAAATTCATTAAGTGCTGCTCGTAAGGTGGAACATAAGTATCTTCGGCAACATAAAAATCATATCCTGCGGAATTTTGTGTTGATCTAGTTGGGAGTTGAATCTCAACATCTGAAAATCGTTTTACCTTTTCAAATCTATTCATTAATAATCAAACTCCCATTCTTTTTTAGTATAAGTAGATTCAATTACATCAGTAGGCTCTTTTTCAGTTTGGAATGTTTTGGTTAAAGACACAATATACCAAGTTTCTTCAGTTCTTTTGTTTTCTTTTGCGGTGCTACTATATTTAGTTAATTCATATACTGACGCAGTTTTTGCTTCATTAATTAAAGCTTGCGCTTCTTCTTCAGTATCAACTCTATATTTTTCAGTTACATTTAATAAATATCTCATATTACATATCCTCTACATTTATATTAATTTTTAAATTTTTTGCTAATTCTTCTGCAAAAGGAATATCGCTTATAACATAAATATTTTTTGAATTTTCTACAATACTCCAGTTAGTAATCTCTTGAACTAAATTGTCCATATTATTTTTAATTATATACGTTTGAAAATTATTATTGACATAAATTGCTAATGTATCAGTCATAGTAAAAGGATTGTGATATAAAATGGCATCTCCTTCTTGTATCATACTTCTACCACTCCTTGTGTATAATCAAACAATTTAAACATACGGCAAACTTTATCATCACATACAACCCAGCAATTTAAATACTTTTGGGAAACATTGTAATCTAATAATTTAACTTTTCCTAGATGCATTAAAATATCTGTAATTTCATTCGCCATTTGTTCTTTATCTAAGTCGGCAATATAATGAAATACAGTAATATAATGAAATTTAGGCTCTAATAGTAAATAATAAAAGGATTCGACATTGTTAATAAAATTATAAACTTGATTATAAACTTCTTCAAAAGTCATATTTTCTTTTAAACTTCCAATTTGCATTTGTTGCATTTCATATTCAGTCATTTATTTTTCACTCCTTTTATTATATTATATATTATTTTTTTTATTTTTTCAAATTGATAACGCGCTGATTGCTTGATCCCCGCATTTTTAGAGTAATATCTCTTAACTCTAGAACAAATGGTCCATCAATTAAGGTATCTGCTTCGCGCAATATATACTGAATTGACTTATCATTTGATTCCAATAAGTTTTCATAAACAAAGCCCGTCCAAATATATATTTTAGTTTGCGGCAATTCTTTTCTTACTCTTTTGATTATTAGCTCCGTTAATGGAGCATTTTTTTTATGCAAAGGTTCTCCGCCTAAAATAGCTAAGGAGCGTTGTACTCCATTAGCTTTTAAGGCATCAATTATTTCTTGCATTGTTTCTTCTGTGAACTGCGTGCCGCCGTTAAAATCCCATGTCTCTGGATTATGGCATCCTTTACAGTGGTTTTCGCATCCTTGAAGATAAACGGAAACGCATATACCAGGGACATTTGCTATATCATTTTTTTTAATTTTAGCATATCTCATATTAACCTCCCAAGAACAACAATATGAATTGCAACACGGAATAATTATTTTTTTTAATATTTCATCATCATTATAATTTTTTGATATTTTAACTTTATAAAATCTTTTTCCTCTAGAGTTTTCTGATATTGGAAATCACGTCCAAATTTCATTATTTTCTTGCCATTTAATAAAATTTTTTCTTATAAGAATAGGAGTAATATTTTTCTGACTAAGATAATCAAAAACTTCTTGTTTGTATTTTGTAATATAAATACAAATTACTAATTGATTACTATAAGGTAAACTTCGTCCTATTTGTTTATTAAAGTAATTTGCATAATCTTTTAAAATATTCATAAATATTGCCTTTAAATTTAATTTAATTTTTTTTAATTAATCTCATCTTGATCTAAGTCATCATACCATATAAAATGAAAAGGTTTTGATGTTTTACCATTATTCATACAGCTTTTTTTAATAGTCTGTTGAGCATAATTAAAATGTTTGGCAGCGTGATTCGGTGTTTCAAAAATCTCTTGTGTTTCAATACACTGAACTTTTCTTTTATTAAATAAAGGAGGAAGTTGTTCAATTTCATCCTCAGCATACCTCCATTGAAATCCTCCGCAACTTTCTCTTTGACCATTACAGCATTGACTAATATGAGAATCTGATCCACGATTATTTTTTACAGCTTCTGTAATACTATTCCATTCTCTAATTTTAATTCCTCCTAAAGAATACTGAATTACAGGGATACCTGTAGTTTTAATATCACGAGGCTGTTTATGAATTTTATCTTTTAAATTATTACGATATGCCCATTGATAACCGTGACATAAGCGTCTTTTTCCTTGACAAGCTGATATCAAATTTCCAGTTGGACAATTTATAGCTTTACTAGCTTCTATTGTATTTCGGTATAGATTTATAATGTTTCCTTGTAAATCTAATTGATATACAAGATATGGATATAAATTTTGTATAATATTTTTAATTTCTTCTTCTGTTTTTCCTTCCAACTGCTTTTGATGTAAAATACAATATCCTCCGCTAGTAATATTAGGCTCTCCAACTCTTTCAATACGTGCGCCTGTAATTTTTTCTGCTTTTTTTATAGAATCACAAGCAAAAAGAATTATCCCTTGTAAAATATCACAAATATATACTGGAGTTTGAGTAAATTCAGGAGGTAGGTCTCCGCCTCGCGTAGAATTATAGCCCCAGCCATTTTCATCAAATGCGTAAGTATTTAATATTTTAATCCAATATTGCTCTCTTTCTTTTAATTGATCTACATTTTCACATTGTTCTAGTTCTTCAACTATCCAATTTTCTACTCCATATTTTCTAATAGCTTTTTTAAATAAAGCTTTAGAATCTTTTGAATTGGAAAAAGCTGTATGAATATGTTCTTTCCATCTTTCCTTTATAGTTTTCGTAGTAATACCTACATATTTTTTATGATTAATTTTATTTGTAATTACATAAACATACACAATACAATCCTCCTTTTATATTCTATAATAGATATAAAATTTAATTTTGGAAGATTGTCCGAAAATGTCCATTTTTTTTCAATTAATTCAAATGAAAAATTCTGTCATGCACATCAGCAGCTCTTCCATCATTAAAAGGATTAGTTGAAATGTAACCACAAATACGTAATGCTACATTCATCTTATTGTAATCATCATTTCCACATTGTGGACAATGAAATTTTAAATCATCACCCATGTAAATATCTGTATTTCCACAAATATGACAATAACTTGTCATAGTATTAATTTCAGCATACATAATATTTTCATAAATATATTTAATAACTTCAAGTAAAGCTGGAATATTCTTGGTCATGTTAGGAGTTTCTATATAACTTATTGCTCCTCCTGGCGAAAGTTCTTGAAACTCACTTTCAATTTTTAGCTTAGAAAAAGCATCAATCGGTTGACTTGGAGTAATATGATAACTATTAGTTACATAATCTTTATCAGTAATTCCTTTAATTATTCCAAAGCGTTTCTGCAAACATTTAGCAAATTTAAAGGTAGTTGATTCGATAGGAGATCCATATACCGAGAATCCGATAGTAGTTTCTTTTCTCCATTTTACGCAAGCATCATTTAAAGCTTGCATTACCTCTAAGCCAAATTGTTTTCCTTTTGGTTCCAATTGACTTTCACCAGTCATATATTTAATACATTCGTATAATCCTGCATACCCAAGACTGATTGTAGAATAATTATTGTACAATAATGGATCAATTACTTCTCCTGGCTTTAAACGTGCATAAGCCCCATATTGATATAAAATAGGAGCAACATCTGATAAAGTGCCTTTTAAACTATTATGTCTTACCATTAATGCTTTGTAGCACAAATCTAATCTATTCTTTAAAATATCCCAGAATTTATCTAAATCTCCGTCAGAAGATAATGCTACGTCAGGTAGATTAAGAGTAACCACGCCTTGATTGACTTTTAGACTATCTCTTCTCTTTATTCAAGAGCTGTGCGCTTCGAATAGTGATAAACTCTACTCTACTGGGTTACATTCATCACCCATAGTCGTTACACCTTTCTTAACATCTAAAGATTTACACAAATAATAATCAATTATTTCATATCTTTCTTTAAACCAATTTCGAGTAAACATACGTTTAATACTTCCGTTCTTACATGGATGCCCAGAATATTCAATAAACTTGTTTGCTGGGCAAAAACTTATAGTTTTTTGCTCTTTTTTATCATAAACTGTTAATATCCAAGTATTTCCAATTCTATGGTTATTGTCAATACAATCTTGAATATTTTGATTTTGATCTCCTAAGTATAAGTTATTAATATTATTATTAAATTGGTTATCATCTTTATGCAAAACTTGTTTATTTTTTGGAATTTCTCCAATCCATGTTTCATAAACAATTTTATGAATATAATAATGTACTTGTCCTGCTCCAAAATTAATATCAATATAATAATATTGTTTATTTTTAATTCCTCTTAATAAAGGCTTTAATATTTTATGGCTAAAATCGGAATAAATATTTCCATCTTGATCACAATAGTATTTTGTATCTCGAAATTGTTTAAAAACTTTATCTTGTATAAATATAGTGTTCATTATAAAAACTCCTTTATATTAGTTATTATAAAAAGACTTGGCACGGTATTGTCCTTATGGAGTTTCACCGTTAGCAAGCATATCGCTCACACCCTTTTATCACAGGTTCACACAGTTTTACGTCGGCTCAACCTTTTAAGCTAACCGACCCCAATATTTGGGTTTATCAGGATTATAGTCTAGAGAATGAGCTACATTATTAAAGCTATTTCCGGAAATATCTGGTGTAAGGAAACTGCGACAGCCCCATAATGTTCCACATAATTCGCTACGTTATGTGCGTTCTCTTATGAACTGCTATATATTACTATATAGATCAGACTATATCACAACCCTATAAAGGGCTTTTTGCCTTTTCCACTATCAATCGCTTATAGTGTACTCTCTTTCGAGATAGTCGTTAGGCTTTTATTTATAAGTATTGAATTTCTTTTATTCCATAGTTAATATAACCATGGGATTTACCTTGTAAATAATTTAAAACTGTACGACCAGTTACATTAATTTCTTTTGCTAGGTCAACAGCAAATTCATATTGTTTAATAGTTCCATCTAAAAAAGTAGCTTGAAAAGGATGATATGATTTTATACCTAATCGACGAGCTTCTCTTTCATTATAAGATCTATTGCACCACTCTAAGTTATCGACACAATTATTAGATTTATCGCCATCAATATGATTAACTTCAGCATAATTGTTAGGATTTGGAATAAATAACTGTGCTACTAATCTATGTCGAAAAAAACGCTTTTTATTAGGTTTATGATATAATGCGACTCGATAATATCCTGCATTATTTACATCTCCTTCAATAAGTTTTAAAGTTTGTTTATTACGAACTTCTCCTTTTTCATTAACTTCATAATAATCTTCCCACTCTGGTATATCTTTCCACATATTTTTTTCCTCCTTTCTTTTATATTCAATACTTATAAAACTTAGCACGGTAGGTTATCTTTCTCAAGACTTTCCCCGTTTAGGCAAAATTTGCTAATATTATTACTAATATTAGGCACAGGTTTTGTTTATGCAAGGGTAAACATTTCCTTTTAGCTCTCTCATCTTGCGTGCGGAGATATAATCTGGAACAAGTCGTTTTGCACTACATTCCGCAGCTAATTCAGTTAAATACCAATATTCGCTATCTGGAGTAATATTATTATCATCTAAAACATATAGTAATTTAGGAAAAGCAATAGTGATAGGATAGTCTTGTTCATTAGGTACACCCGCAATACGTTGTTTTAAGACTTCTTCGATAATTAATATCAAATCTGCTTTGGTTTGTACGTCTTCAACCTCGTTAATCCACATAAAGATAGAGGTAAAAGGGGACTGTCCATTTGTTGTACTCATTGTAATTAGCTGATATTGGATAGTCTGCACGCCATCTTTGATTTCTTCTCTAACTAATTCTTCAATTTGCTCGCTTGTAAAACTAGGATGCTTCTTTTTTAATTGTTGGCGAGAAACTTCTACAAATGGAGCCAGATGTGCGAGCGTAATTGTGTTGCCTCCATATTGCGAACTAGCTACTTGCGTAATAATCTGGGTTGTGATAGTACAAGCAGTTCTAAAAGAATGCGATTTATTAATTTTGACGCCGCTAATTACTGTACCATTCTGTAACATATCTTCTAGATTAATTAAACAGCAATTACTCATAGGCATAACAGGAGAATAATCAGTGTCATGAACATGAATAATACCTTGTTTATGCGCTTCTACTACATCAGGAGGTAATACAAATTTTTCTGCTAATTCACGGCAAGTAAAACCTGCAATATAATCGCGCATTGTAGGTAAAATTCGTGTATCTTTATTTGAATTTTCTTTATTGCTTTCTTCATCTTCTCCTGTAATCAAAAGGTGTAAATGATTATAGCGTTCTTCTAAATCTTTTTTAATTTTCCGATCTTGATTACGCTTATATCTATATCTAATATAAGCTTTTGCAACATCTTTTCGTTCCGAATCCATAAGTCCATCTTCGACCATATCTTGAATTTCCTCAACTTCAATACTACCATTTGGAAATCCATTTACCATTTCTTCAATGTCATCCGCAATCTCTTGAGCAATTTCTTCATTTAAAATGTCTCCATCAACTTCAATAAAAGCTTTATTAATAGCATTAATAATTCTTTGTTTATCAAAGTTTGCTAAAGAGCCATCTCTTTTAATAATTAAATTATGCATATTTAGTGTTCCTCCTTTATAGTATACAATATATTTAGCGTTTATAATAAAAAGATTGTCCTATTTTGCCCAAGAATATAGTTAACTGCGTTTTCTGCATCTTCTAATGTGTTATTTTCAATAGTATAATATTCCCAATCAGTAGCAAAATCCAATTCATAAAAATCTTCATCATCTGCATTAAATCTACGTATAATCTCTCTTACGTTAGGATTTTCTTCTCTTTGCAACTGCCGCATTAATCTGTTTTTGTCTGTTGCTTGAATATAATAAACTATTAAATCAATATTATCATATCCCATTAAAATTTCGATACCTTGCGGATCAAAAATGCCTATATTAATTTTATCATTTGAAAACGAGCCATATCCAGTGCCATAGTGCCAACCATTGAATTCAACAGCTTCAAACATTTCAAAATTTAAAACTTTATTTGCAAATTCTTCTTTAGAAATAAAATAATAATCCTTACCTTCTACCTCGCCCTCTCTAGGAGGACGGGTAGTATAGGAAACAATAGGATAAAGATTAGAGTCAGTCGCGACTAACTTATTTAATAAATAATTCTTGCCACTTCCCGCTTTTCCACAAAGCGCAATTACTTTATATTTATTCATCTTCTTCCAATTCTCCTTTTTTTCTTTCATGTGTTAATATTATGTTATTATTTTCATCAATATCTGTAATTAAATATAATTGATGTGTTGGAGTGCGCGAATATTTTTTCAAAACAAACTCATCACCACGACGAATACCTTGAACCATTAATAAATTACCACGCGTAAACCAACTGCGCTCAATTACTTTTTTCTTTCCATCTGGTTGTTTTTCAGAAATTTGTTTATCAAATAATGCGAAATATTCTTTGCGCAAACGCACTGTTACTACTCCTGATTGTGGAGTCAATAAATAAATTAAACCTTTATTTTTATCTTTTGCAATACAAGTACCAACAATTTTAGATAATTCATAAATTGGAATCCATTTATCACCTTTAGGAAACATATAATCTACTGGAGGTTCTTCTGGCAAATCTTTATATTCTACAATACCATATTCCTGTGTATTAATATGTGCCAATTCATGCTCATGATAATAGAAACACATTGATTCCATTTCCCAACGAGATAAATTAGGTTTTTTTACATACTTATTCCAATCATCCAGAAAAATACTCCAATTTAATTCATCTAATAATGTTTCGTCATTTTTCATCCAATTTCTAAATACGTCCATTTGTTTTTTATAATAATTATCCCAAGTATTCATTGAAATATAATTATCACCTTGAATTAAATCAGATAATCCTACTTCATTAATAAAAATATTTGCGCGATCATCTAATTTATAAAACATATTAGTTTTATCTTTACAATTATCTTTTAAATATCTATTAAATTCATAAATGCGCATACCATATTGCATTTCTTCTGTATCTAATGGAACTAAATTGCGTTTGATTAAGCTTGGCATATTATTTAATGTTAATTTAGATTTTTTATCACAAGTCATCCATAAATATTCAACCATATTTCTAAATCTTGAATTAAATTTATCAAATGCCCCTGCTTTAATTAATGCTATCATTACTTGCCGTTTTGGATTAACTTTATTAATAAAATCTGCCATAGACTTATATGGACGATATTTAATAATATCATCAATTGCGTCAATACCTACATTTACCAAACTTTGCATACCATATAAAATTGTATTATTTTCTTCATCTGGCGCAAAATTATAATCAGATTTATTAATATCTACTAAAGTAATATCTACATCTTTGCGCATTTTATTCAAAGCTATTGCAATTTTTGTATAATCAGTTCCGCCATCTTCGCCGCCTGCATCAGTAATTAAGCAACCGCAATTCCAATATATAACCGGATATTTATATGCAAGATTCATCTCCTGTAATCCTACAAGTGAGTACGCGAGGGTATGACTCGCGTTAAATCCATAGCCACGCGAGGTTGCTACCAGAACATTCCAGACATAATTACATAAGTTCTTACTTAATCCTTTCTCTTCTACTGTCTTAAAATATTCTTTAGTTAATTCATCGTAGGCTTTTGGATTCTTTTTAGCTATAGCCTTCCTAAGCTGGTCTGCAAAGTTTAGATCAAACCCTCCGCATTCTGGAATCTGGACTAAAGCCATAAACAATTCTTGATTTTCACAGATTCCATAGCCGCCTTTTAGATAAGGCTCGAGGATTTTCATTTCATGCTTGGTTAATCCATAATCTTCCATTTCCTTATACCAAAAGTTAATATTACTTTTAAAACGCGCATATTTTTGTAATGGCTGTTCTGCATCTTTATCTTGTGCCATTAATCGAATAACAGAATTTAAATGTACTAAATCTTCCAAACATTGTGGATGCGTTAAGCTAATGCCTTGCACGCCTGATTGCTGCTCCATCTGAAATAAGGAGTGAATTTCGTGATTATTCACCATATCCCACATTTTAGAATCATTACGCTCAAGTTTATATACGTCAAGATAGCTCATATACGTATCTTTCAAAGTCGTGCCAGCTTTAATTTTATTATTTTTAATTAATAAATCAAGAGTTGCATGAATTTTATCTGCTGCCTCAACTGAAAGTACATCATATTTAATTGCAGAAACCTTTTCTAGGTCATGTAATTCATAACACGAAACTACTAATCCTTCTGGTGTCGTCATTAAACTAGCCGTATCTGTAATTTCTTCATCAAAAAAGACAACACCACCAGCATGGGATCCCACTCTACAAATCACACTTATTCTAATGTTTCCATTAGTGCTGACTATATTTTAATTTTTATTAAAATAATAAAACAATACCCGTTTCGGTTTTCATAGACTTCGTTGCCTAAAATCTAACTACGTATTAATAGTAGCCCTACTAGCAGCTTGACCTGCTATAGTCGATACAGGTTTATTTTCGTATTGGATATTCTCTATTATCATCTTTATATGCATCTCCAGAATTAATACGAGAAACTGTAGACGGATCACATTTTACTTGATCAGCTATTTCTCTATTATTTAATTTTCCTTCTTCTAGTAGATGCTTAATAATTTGAGCTTTTTCTAATCGAGATTTATTAGCATTAGTTTCTTTTCTTATAGGATATTTTATGTCTGCTTTGTGATGTTTGGTTCCTTGGTTAATTGCTGAAACAGCACTGGTACTAAAGTTATTGCCCAGCATTTTAACAATTTCACTATTACCATATCCTAATTTTAATAATCCTATTATTGCTTGAACAGTTTCTTCATCTATCATTTTTTGTTTATTTTTTCTAATAGGATATTCCTCATCGTTTAAAAGACGATATTTTTTACCAGCATTAATTTGATTAATTATACTAACATTAACATCATACTGTTTAGAAATATCAACTTGGCTTATGTCAGTTTGTTGTAATAATTTAATAATTTCTAAAACTTGTTCTTTGCTTAAGCTACATCTTATATCCCAATAATCTTCATTATCTTTTCGAGATTGACCGCCTGTAGTTAAATTATATCCATTATTTCTAACAAAACTATTTTTTTCTTTTATCCAATATTGTTCTCTTTCATCTAAATCTTCCTTATTAGGAACTTCTTCAAGCACAATTAAATCAAAACTATTAATACCATATTCTCTTATTTTTTTATGAAATAAACAATTATAATCAGAAGCTTTTTCATTATTTGCGCCAGATAAATGAAGTCTGTGACGTTCTTTTAATGGCATTGTAGTTTGTCCTACATACCACTTATCAGTAATTTTATTGTAATATCCATAAATATAGTTCATAATTTTATCCTCCTTTCTATATATTAATTTTTATCCTAATGCTCTTAAACTCTTTTGACCAAACGAAAATTTTCCCACGGAATTACCATGCCACAAAATGGTTTAGGCTTTCCCGTTAGCTATTATATAAAATATAATAACCCTTATTAATAAAATAAGAAAAGGTATTTTATAGGACCGATTTAATTAAATGATCCTTCTATCTCTTGTGCGACTTCCCATAATTCTGGATTTTCATTCATTGCCTGAACAAATGGAGCTACTGGTTTAAAACCATTTTCTTCATCACCATAGTAACATTGTTTCAAAGTACGTGGCGTTCCACGATCTGACGGAACCAAAGCCGCAATAGATAAAGCTAAGTCATTGTTAAGATCCAAGCCTCGCGCGGCGGTTGCTATTGCGCTCTTACTCTTTTCCGTTCCAAACGTGATTACATTACAGACACGATCCTCGCCATAAATCTCTCTGAACTTGCGCATGACTACGGATCTTCGAGCTCCCTCTATATCAAAATCTACATCCAACACTGAAACACGAGATGGATTAAGAAAACGCCAACTATATGTTGGTACAGGTTCCCATAACGGATTAATTTGCGTGATTCCTAAAATATATAACAAGATAAATCCAACACCGCTGCCTCTTCCAGGTAAAACCAAACTTCCTGCTTCCCAACAACAGTCAATAATCTTTTGAAGATTTAAAAAATAAGAACTCCAATGAGTTTTATTAACTAATGAACTTTCCCATACTTTATCAAGATTATCTTCAATTGCTGCATAAGTTTTTTCATCTTGTAATTTTGGATCGCTTTCAATTCTTTCAACTATGGCTTTAATTAATTCAATATCACCAATATAATCAGATGAAAGAAACTTATTAATCATAGGTATTTTATTTGCCCATTGTTTTAAATCTGTTTTTGGATTAAAAGTTTTCCATATTAATTGCGGAATCCGCAAAGATTTATGCAAATCATAGTCTTGACACATATCTATAATTTTTTGAATATTTTGATAAGCTTCATCAAGAGGAAAATCAAAATAACTTTCTAACTCTTGCGTGCTCATCATATAAGTTGTTGCATAAAATGCATCAACTTCTCTTTCACCATCTTGTGATTTTAAGAAAGCTTCGTGAATATGTCTATCCTTAGGTCGTGCATAATGAGCATCTGTCGTAACTATCCAAGGAATATCAAGTTCTCGCGCAAATTCTAACATCTTATAATTCGCTAAATATTGTTCATTATTTTTTTCCGCGGGCGGCTGCAATTCAATATAAAAATTCTCTGCACCAAATAATCTTACCATTTGTTTTAACCAATTCCGCACTTTTTCTTCTTGTTCTTCATTTGGCTCTTGCGCAAGTGCTAAACATTCTGAAGCTAGATAAGATCCTAAACAAGCTGTACACGCAATTACATGACCTTTATTATTATCAATAATATCAATAACATCATTATAATAAGTTGGTACACGTTTATTTTTACCATATTTATAACTTCTTAGCCATGCTCGTGTTGATAATTCTCTAATTTGTTGATGACCTATTTTATCTTTTGCTAATAAAATAAAGTGATAAAATTTATCACCTTTTTGATACGTTTCAGAATTTAAGCCATTTCGACACAAATAAATCTCATTACCTAAAATTAATTTAAAATCTGGATTATCTTTTTTAATTTTCTGATATTTTTCTAAAGCTTTAATATGACCACTAATACAATCATGATCAGTTAAAGCCAATACTTTATGATTTAATTGCAGAGCAGTATCAAACATTTTATCTAATGATATAATACTATCTCGAATATCTCTATTAGAATAATCCGAATGCGAATGTAAACTTCCTTGATATTCCATTTAACCACTCCTTTCTATAATATTATTATATCATATAATTTGCTAAAAATCAAAATAGGAAAAGGCTACCTATTTTAAAATTAAGGTAGCTTTTTCACTTGCGCGAGTAATTGCAGTATATAACCAGCGTGCATGCTCTACTTTATCGAATGGAAAATTCTCTTCTAATACTAAAATATTATTCCAGCTCCCTCCCTGTGCGCGATGAACAGTAATTCCATAACCATAATTAAATTCTATAGGCAAAGACGGGTTTTTCTTGGTATGTCGAATTGCATATTCTTGTTTAGGAGATAGCGTTTTTTCTCCAGTAGTTAAAGCTTTGTAATCAACTAATACGTTATGGTATACATCTTCATCATCAGTATATATATCTGCTCTTAAAACTTGAACAGAAATAGTGCCTTGAGAATATATTCTATATCTCATATTTTCTATTTTTATATTTTTTAAATATCCTATTGTTCCATTAACTATAGGATTTTTTTGTTCAGATGATAAGTTCCAATTATTCTGCAAACAAATTACTTTATCTCCTTCAACTGGCATATTGCTTCCGTTTTTCATGTTCAAATTAATACTACGACGTTGCAAATTGGTTGCAGTCAATACCTGATCTGCCCAAGTTAACATTCCATCACATAAATCTTCATTTTTAAAAATTTGAATATCTTTTCCTTGATATGGTTCTATTTTTTCTTGATTTCTAATTTTCATACTAATTTGGATAATATCACTCTCTGTGGCTTGACGCATAATTTCATCAAGAAAAATATGCGGATGGTCTAGGACATGATTCTCTTGGCTCGCTAAAACTGGCGGTAATTGCTTTGTATTTGAGGATGAACGCAACTTCATCCTCCTTGAAAATTCAAGCTTTATATTTCTATAAAGAGTAGACTATATCTTCTATGTTGGCTGTTTCAGAAATCATTAGCTTATTTCCTACTCTACTTCATTTATTTTACAATAAACTTTTCGATAGTCGTTGAACTTTTTTCTAATAATATTTGTGATAAAATTTCATTAATATGTTCTTCTTCCCAATAAGGAATACGATATAAAGGAATATTATTTTTAATACAATATTGATTTTTTTCAATATCCATTTGTTGTCGTAAATTAAAATTTTCTATTGTACGATGAAAAAATTCAACAAATTCATAATGTTGTTGTCCATCAAATTCAATAACAATATTTAACTCAGGTAAAAAATAATCAAATTTTCTATTAGGTAGATCTTTAAAAATATATTCTTTTTTATACAAAAATCCATTTTTGGTTAAGAAGTCTGCTATTAATATTTCTCCATGCGATTTTTTGTAATAACATACTGGACAATATTTTTTATTATGTCGAGTAATAAATTGATAAGGCGTTAATTCAAAAATAGTACCGCAAGGAATATGTTTAAAAGTAATTGAGGTATCAATATTAATATATTTTCCTAATATCTCATATTCTTTTAAACACTTTTCTCCTAATCGTTGTAAAAAATCTTCATGAGTTAATTTTTTAGTTGATTGACAATTACACCCATAAATATGTTCATTAATTAATCTAGCAGGAGATTGTAAAAAATCACTATTACAAACATTACAATGAAATTTACATTTTGTAGTCATATTTACATAACCAGAAATATATTGATAAGGCTGAGGAGTATTTTCCCTTACCCATTTTTCATTATATAAACTAGGTTTTGTTCCATTACAAAAAGGACATCCGCTTCCTTTTGTTACAATATCATGGATATTTTTTTCAAAAGTATTACCACATTTATGATGTTTCATTAATACTTTTCCATGTGCATTAGTATATTGACTTAAAACTTCATAATCAGGTCCAAGTTTTTGATAAACTTCTGCTACAAATTCTTCATGTGTCTTTTTTCTAGGCATATTAATCCTCCTTCCTTTAAATGTAATATTATTAGAAACTTAGCTGCGTTTGATTGCCCAATCCTAAATGATTTTACCATACCGTTCCCGTTACTGAACGCCACTATTTATGTCGCCATAATAGTTTGGTTATTTAGGCTCTAAGGGGTTTCCCGCAATTAAACCAATTTTGCCCCTCCCAATATTAAAAGGGGTCCCCTAAAGCAAGAATATATACCGGATGGTAACAAAGTAAATCCCACATATTTTTAGGTAGCATACTAACCTCATCGACAACAATAATTTGCGGAGACTTTTCTAATTCTTCTCGTGGAAAAAAGTGGTATTGTCCAGCTGAATCTTGTTCTGCTTGATATAATAATTTATGCGCGGTTATGGCATTAGGGTTTCCTTTTTTGCGTAATACCTCAGCTGCGCGCCCAGTAAAGGAAACATATCGAATTTTATCTTGTGGAATTTCTAGAGCCTCTATAATAAAACGTACTAAAGTTGTATTATGAGTAACAATATAATCATTAGTTAAATATAAATGTTCAGGATTGTCTACATAAATACACACCATTTCTTGAGGTAAGCTTAATTTTTCAATATTACTAATAGCTAGACGATCATGCCTAGTTCTAGTTATTCTATCTTTTCCTTTTAAAGCGATCTCTTTTTTCCTTGGTAAAGAAAAAAATTTATATTTTTCTTCATTAGGGATGGAAAAACATAAATTATAGCATTTCCCTACAGTATATTTATTTTCTCTGGCATCTATATTGACCGATAAGTGAGAATATCCTAACGAATAAACAACTTCTTTTATATCATTAATTAATTGTAAAGAAGTTGAAGTAAATCGCATTGTAAGATATTTATTATCAACAATACTACCATCAGTATCCATTAAACCTTGTAGTAATTCATAACGCTGTTGTATAGATCCTCGTTTATATATTTCTGGGATTCTTTTTTCATAAGCGTATCCTGTTAATTCATCTAAAAAATTAGCAAAAAACTTTTTAGTATTAACAGCGGAAGTATTAAATCCACGACTATTAAATACATTGGGTGCCATTGAGCGATAATAATACCAATCATATTTATGGTTTTTTCCACCTCGTTTATAACAAAGTCCTTCAAGATCTGCTATTTTTTTTACAATCTCTTCATCATTTGACGATAAAATTAAAACAGAACTTTTGCATGACCCATCACCTAAAAAAGCTCCAATTGTATAAGGCGCAATATCATAATTTTGTTCTGGATATTGAACAGGTGCAGCTGATGGAATAAAAAATTTATTAGTACCATTTTTAAACTTTATTCCCGCTTTAAGCAATTCTTTTACAGTCATATTTTTTTTAGTTCCATTTGAAGTAATTACATTAAAAATATGTTCGTCATTACAGTAAGTAAATCTTCCTTCCTGCAAAGTAACTTTATAACAATCAATTACTCCTTGGGGGAAAACACCTTGCACAAGAGTTGGTTTTCCTTCTTTGTCAAAAACATAATCTCCAACTTGAATTTCCCCAAGACGACGATTGCCTGAAGGAGTGGGAATGATAGTATCAATAGGTTGAGCTTTGCCTGTTCCTGCAAATCCAGCTATGCAAGTATATTTCTCGCCATTCCGGTATCTATCAAGCGCGATTTGAAGCCCTTCTTCCTGTTTTTTAGTTAAAATCATTAGGTTCTACTTCCTCCTATCTTTTAATATTAATTTATTCAAAACTTATAAAATATAATTATGAAAATTTTCTTTTTAATAAATATTATTTCTTTTTCGTTCCTTTTAATAGTCGAACCATATCATTATAAGTATCTCGCGCATCTTCTGGCTTTTGAAATAATCCAAAATAATACATTAATTTCATATTAGATAAAATATAATCATACAATAATTCTAATTCTTTTTCTGGTAACATGCTCTTCACCTCTTTATAATTTATTATATCATTTTTTTTAAGCAAAATCATTATTCAACTTTTTCCTACAAAAAATTTCTGAATGCTTTTTTTCATTGTGCTTTTCGCTCCTTTGCGGGACTGCGCACATAAAAGAAAAAAACCAGACCTTATAAAAAGATCTGGTTTAAAATTATTTAGTAAAATAATCATAAGCAATTTTAGCATTTGTCTGTCGTAATTTATGACTTTTTGAGTCACATCTTTCATAGCAAACCGCAAACACTTTAGCTGCTTCTTTTTCATTTGTTATATTTATAAATTTTTCATAATTAAATCCATTTTTATAAGCATAACCAAATGTGTTCAATTCGTATTCTATGGTTCTTAATAAATAATCGCATTGATATTCCAAAGAACTTCCCCATACTTCTGAATACGTTTTACTCCATTGACACATACCATAATAGTAATTATTACTCGCAGTTTCCTGAATATTCAAGGTATTTCCGCCAACTTCCGTCATGATGTTACCTAAAATACCTGCCGCTACATAATCATTATATCCTATGTTTTTAAGATATATCCAAATATAAGTAGCTGCTGGATATTCAGTTTCTTTTTCTTTCCATTGCTTTTCCATTTGTTCTTTCATAATTAAATATCTATTATATTCTTCTTCTGCTTTTCCATATTCCTCTTGTGCGAGATTAATAACATGATGCTGTTCTTCATAACCTAAACTACGAGCAGCTTCTGCCATATCATGTGCTGCATTCATTCTATATTCAGCGTCTGCAATTTGTGCATTTATATTTTGTAAATCTGTATAATCAACAGAAAAAGCATTTGTTTGCGGAAAGCAAATAATAATTAATAATGCGATAAGTAAACTTGTGATAAAGCGTTTCATAAAATAATCGCTTCCTTTCTTGTTATTGTTAAGATAACAAGTCTGTTGTGCGATTGAGAAAAATTTAAAAGAAATATTCTTGGCGTTTTATTATATTATAATTCTCAATAAAAATTTGGGGCGTTATTTTGCCATTCCACTCATTAATTGCGCAAGTGCCAACGACATCAATAACCACACAACCTGATTTAGAGAACAAATTCTCGAACTCTTCCTCGTTTGACTTGAATTTAAGTAGCGCGATTCCATTAGGTAAAGTAATTTTAATTGTTGGATTTTTGTCTTTACTCATTAATACAATATTATTTTTAGTTACATTAATATTTTTTATTGCGATTTTAGGCTCTTTTACTTCTGTTCCCCATAAATATTTATATTCGCTAATAGTTAAAATTATGTCTGGATCAAAATTATTTGCGTTTTTCTCAAAATCAACAAAATAATATGGCGTAAAATCAATAGAAGCAAAATGTTTATTAAAATATCGCCGAACAGCTTCCGCGTTTTCATCTAGAAAAGCTGCTCCAAACGCGCTAGCATGACCTTGCGCAAGTGTAAATAAATTAGAATCTAAGCACTCTTGGCGCAAATTCTGAACTTTACTATTTTCACAATTACGTGCGCTACCACTCCATACTTTTTTTCCATTTTCTTCTGTTTCATTCAAAATAAAAGTCGGACGTTGATATTTATTAGCCAATTCATTAGCAATTAATCCAGTTAAACCTTTGTGAATACTTTTTTCTTTTGGAATTTGCACTATTAAAATTTTATCTTTAAGTAAATCTTGTTCTAAGATGGTTTGTTCAATACTAAATGTATTTTCATCTTTTAGTTTCTTCTGATGATTTTTAATATTATTACAAGTGCGGACTGCCTGTTCCACCAATCTTTCAGTTTGACCTACGCAACCACGCTTTGTAGATGGAACCAAATCATCAGCTTTCCATTCTAACATGGAGTTAAATAATAATATTCGTTCTTCTAATGTTCCAATGCGAGTTACTGCATTGATATATGGTGCAATATAAAATGCTACTCCATCTGGTGTAACTTCATCGCCTAAAGAATAAGCATTTTTTTGTACCATTGTTTTGATAAAAGGGTTTTTAATATTCTTAATTCCAGTTCTAATAATCTGAACTGTTTCATAATTTTGTAAACTCATAACATCTGCGATAATTCCTAACATGGTTAAATCAATAAAATCATCAGCTATGTTTAACTCTAATATTGAATCTAAGTATTTACAAAACTTATAAACAATACCTGCCCCAGACAAAGTTTTATTAGGATAATCGCATAATTGATTATTCACAACTATTGCAGAAGTATTTATCACATCTGACATATGATGATCTAAAATAATTACTTCAATTCCACGTTGTTGCAGTTGTTCACATTTTTCTAGTTCTGAACTTCCTGCATCAGGAACTATTACAAGAGTTGTATCTGCTGGTATATTATCCATATCAATTCCATGTAATTTTAAATCACGCAGACCATAATTAAAATTACAATCAACTATACTTGGAATAATTCTATGTAAATAATTGAGTAGTATTGCGCCTGAAGTATATCCATCTGCGTCTTCGTCAATCTGGACATATATCTTACCATTTTGACAATGCCGCAGTAAAGTGTGCGCTGCTTGCTCAATATTCGCCAATAACGTAGGATTATTTAAATCATCGTCTGTAGTATTAAGATAATGTAATACATCTTTAATACCACGATTATTTAAAACTTGTTGTATAATTGATTTGGTTGGATCAACAGAATTAATTAATTGATACTCCACATATTTACTCCCTTTCTTATATTGAATTTTTATTAAGATAAATTGTCCTATAATGTTATTCGATTTTTTAATAATTCTTCAAATTTTTCTTTACCTTGATCTATAGGACTTGATTTATAAGGAGTAATCATTTTTTTATCAAATATCAATGATATATGAACTCGATTATTATATTTGCGTGAAATATCTGTTAATTTTTTTGTTAATCTTTTATATTCATCATCATTTACTTTTTGAAATTGCCTATCAAATGCAATAATGATTTCTTGTACTCCTAAATTATATAATAAATTAAATTGTTGAGTTGAAAAGCTACTTCCGCAACAAGCAACAGAAATATCATTATTACCATAATAACTTTGACTCATTAAACAACTTTTTTCAGATTCGTATACTATTGCGGTTTTACCTTTTCTAATATTATCTTTACTATTGTTTAAATTGTATAAATTCATACTTAATGGATGATTATATATCATTCCATTTACTTGAAGAGGTCTATATTTTCCATATATAGCAGCATCATCTGCCGCCATAAAACGTCCTCTAATTCCTATTAATCTATTATTTATATCATAATGCGGAATTATTACTTGCGCGGTTGGTGCATAATAACAAATATTATTGCGCAAGCAGGTTTCATAAGTAATTCCCTCTTTTTCCCAAGGTATAATCCGCAATGATAAGCACTTTTTTAATATTTCATTACTATATTCTGGCAAAACAGGAGAAGGAATTAATTGCGGCAATGAGAATGTATGACGTTTAAAAACTGCCCATAGCTGTTCATCCTCTTGTTGATCTTGCGGACGTTCACTTTCGCCCAGTCCAAAGTAGGTTGCAATATAAACCATTGCATCATATAATTCCCAATCAAGATGCTTCTGAATCTGCATTACTTTAATCACTAATTCAAAAATATCGAATGAGCCGCAATTAGAATAACATTGAAATAATCCAGAATTTTCATAATAATAAAGTTTACGACTACCTTCGCCGGGTTGATTATGACATATTGTAGTCGCAATCAACCCATTACTAGAATATTCTGGTTCTCCTCCTAAATCTTCTATTAAATCAAAGACATTATCAATATTTAATTGTGCTTTTAAATCGTCTTTGTTATAATAGCCAGACATAGTTTAATCCTCCAAAATAATAGATACTACCTTTCCGCGCAACCCAAAAGTATCATTAATATATTTTAAAACAAAATCTTTTGGGTGCATTTTCTTTTCTTCATTATCTCTTGTTTTTAATAAATCATTATACATTCTTCTACTCATTTTATATCTTAATTCCATATTTATCTCTCCTTTATTATTTCCATGCGCAAGGCTCATCTACTACATTAATTTTAATATCTTCCATTGGCACTAAATCAAAATTAAATTTAGTTACGAATTGCGGTTGAATACGACAAATACCTAAATCTGCATAACACCATAAAAATATTCCTTTATATGCGCCACGTCTATTTTTATAAACAGATATTTTCATATTCGGAATTTTAAAATTCGGATTTGCGGAAATGATTGGATCTAATTTTACTAGGTCTTCATCTTTTGTACTTAGCATAATCATTCCCACGTCTATTTTATCTGCTATACTTTTCGAGCCTCTTAGAAGATTCTGATCTGGCTCTTCAGCATCGACCCAGCTAGAGTTCAATTGGGTTGCCGTTAGAATAAAGACGCCGTAAATATTGCAAAGGTCTTTAAGTTTAGTTGATAGCATAAAAAGTACATTATCTTCGCGCAGTTTTATCCCGCCTGATCTTCTTGTAATTTCCTCTAGGATCTTCATACTAGTATGCACGTAATCGACATATAATCCATTATTTCTAATGGTACTGACTATTTCTTACTTAGCTAATATTATTAACTAAGGATACCATTTCGAACTACGTACCAATAGTAGCCCTACGAGACCGATCCGTCTCTAGTCGATACAGGTTATTTTAAATATTTTTCCATGTGCGATATTTACAAATATCAGCAATAGTGCTTTTACTAATATTATATTTTTGTGCTAATAGGTCATAACTTATTTTATTTACTTCTCGATCTAATCGAATATTTTTAACGATTTCTTCTGTTAATTTTGTATGACGTTTTTTTTGAGTAAAAACTTCTGGCATTACAGTTTTATATCGTTGCCCAGTCCAAATGTTTAAAAAAGAATTATAGTGCATTTTATCTTTATATAATTCATTATAAATTTTACTAGGGCTTTGTTTTTCAGCATAAGCTTTTCTTAAAAAAATCACTTCTTCTTCTGATAACATTCCGTGATTCCACATTAATTTTTCTTTTGCTTTAGGAGAACAAGGATAAGACCCTCCTCCACCACCTAGTGCAACGTTATATCCATTAGGCACTTGTGTATTAAAAAATTTAATATAATAAATTTCTAAATCATCTAATTCTTTTGAATCTTCTGTTTCAGCTAATACTTCATAATTAAAATTTTCTAATCCATATTTTCTAATTGCACGATGAAAAGGTGAATCGTATTGATGAACTTTTTCATTAAAAGCTTCACTTTTATGAGCTTGTTTCCTTTGCTCAGGATTAATAGTTTGACCTATATATTTTTTACCATTTAAAATATTAGTATAACAATAAATAATTGACATTATATCGTCTCCTTTGTTTTTCATTATTATATATGAAAAACATCAAAGACTAATTGCACACTTTTGTCCAAAAAAATTTAAAATTTTCCCACGAGATTATCATACAATCATTGAAAAATGGTTGCTTAGACTTCCTCGTTAGCACTTATAAAATAAGTACCCCAGCGGTAACTGGAAAAGTATTACACAGCCACGATTTTGTAGCATAAATAAGTAACTTGATGCTCGCGAATATATTTTTTTATCTTGTTCTCTATATCTTGAATCGAAAAATCTGGGATTTCTTCTATCCATAATTTTGCTCTACTTAATACTCCTGCTGCATATCTAACTCTATCTTCTTCACCCTCATCATACCTGCCAGTTAAAATGTGATCTTCATTTACCGCAGATAAAAAAGCCAAAGCCATTGTTTGAACTTCTCCTAAATCTTGCTCTGTTGCAATAAATAAAGTTGGCAAAGAAACACCATTCTTAATCCACATTCCAAATTCTTCACTATAAATCTCATCACATGCGAAATTACATGCATCCGCTAAAAGTGCGCGAGACTTGCCTACCCCGGTCGCAGCTGACCTAAGATAGAGTTTACGTAACCTTGCTCCACGCGTTACTGTATTAATTAATCTTCCATATAAAGGCGCACCAATTTCTGGATGTTGCTTTAAATCATCAATTAAATCTAAAATTCCATCTGCGGCTTGATAACCCTCATATCCATCATCATTAACATATTTACTTTTAATTTCATCAATGCGCTCATCAATTAATTTTACTATATCAGCAACAGATGAAGTATCAAGCCATTCTTCTTGTTTTTGCTTCTTATCTAAATCAATAACATTATCTGGATCATATAATTCACTTACATCAACACCATAACTATTATATGCACGCAATAAAGTCATTTTCTTCATACGATTATAATAATAATTAAACGTATCTTTTGTCGCTAATCGCGATGCTTGCGCCAAATATTCGACACCCTTATTTACTTTAAATACTGCATCAAATTTTGGTCGAACCGCAAGATAATCTATAATTGCGTCAATTGTTACATTTGATTTTGCTTCATGTAAATTATACATTGCGCCAAACACTATCTTATGAAACTCGTTTGGAAAATCATCATCTGTAATATAATACTTATCTTCTATATCTAATAACCCCGGATCATTAAAAACACATCCAATAACTTGGGTTAATGCGGTCATATCTACATAATTATTACTCATACATTTAACCTCTCTTATCTAAAAACGCGAATAATTTGCGTTTCTTTCTTACTGGACACGGTAAAGGCGTTGATATTGTTATTTCTGTTGTTGCAGTTATAATTTCATTTTCCTTTACTCCCGTATTCTTTGCACGTGCTTCGGCTAATGTATTCCAATATTGTTCAGATCTATCTACAACAAATGGAATAATTCCTACACCACCATGCGCTTTTTCAATATCACCATGTTCCACTTCATAAAAGAAAGTTAAAGCTTTCCACATTGTTAAATAATCATAACCATATTCTGCGATCATTTTATTAATTTGTTTAGTCACCCACGCAGGAATGGTTTTATAGCCAAATAACTGCTTAACATAATTTTCAAATTTTTCTTTATGTTCTGCATTTGTTAATTCGGCTTGATCAATTTTATCTTTACAAGCTTTATGCGCATATCGCGTAGTCGAGGTTTTAACATATGGTTCTTCATTTGCATCAAATGTAGCACCGCATATACTACATTTGACCATATGCTTTGCCATATTTATCACCTTTCCTTTTTATTATTATATCATATATTTTATTGAATTGCAAAATGAAAAAAGAGCTAGTTTCCTAGCTCTTCCTTAATTTATTGCAATAATTCTTTTAAATCAATTAAAATTAAATCTAATTGTTCAACCTGCATAGGAGTACACTCTCCAACCTTTTTGCCTTTTCCTAAATAATGTTCAACTACAGAAGTAATTTTTGAAGCATTACTTTCAGATTTTTCCATTAATTGTCCAATTACATCAGAAATTTCTTCCATCATTTGGTTAAAATTATAAGATTTAGATAATACAGGCGCAACGCGTTCGTCTGTAACATACATATTACCATGTTCTTCTGCTTCTTTATCAATAGCAGTTTTGACTGCATTTACTAAAGATTGATAATTTAAAGGAATTTCTTCTTCAATATATTTAAAACGTCCGCCACATTCAATAGAACCTGAGGTATCTCGCAAAGTCAATACACTCATTTCGCCTTTATGCTTTTGATGTGCATAACCATAAATATCTGCTAGACCAGAAACAACAGTCTTAACTGAATTACTTAAAGCAGGACGAATTGTTTTATTGCCATCTTCATCAATTAATTCTTTATCATGTCCAATAAAAAATACTGCGTAGCCTAATTGCGTTAAGCTCCTGAAAGTGTCGGTAAATTCGTCTTTAAACTTCGTCCAGCCCTTGCCATATCCTAATTCGCCTAGATCAGAGATGTCATTCTGGTTACAGATATATTTCTTGCAATATTCCGCTCCAATGTCGATGGTATCTACAATAACACAAGAAAAAAGTTCTTTAACCGCAGGACGTTTTAATTCTTTTACCGCTTGGCGTACATCGCTCCAATTAGTAATATCTTGATATTGAATACCGGGAATTGCGTGATAACCTGGCTCTAAGGCAAGTAAAATAGCTTTATCCATCTGTGAAGCTAGAGTGGTCTTTCCAACCTTCATTTTTGTTATCCTATAGGCTTTTTATCCTATAGTTCTAATATTTACTTATTTATATTAGTTCAGCATAACTTTTTATCTTTTACCCTAAAAGATATACAGGCTCGTGGAAAAATACTTTCATTATTTTTTAATTTAAAGGAGTTACTATAGTCATGATTTCATCAAAATGATCTTTTTTTCTTTTTAGAAATAAACTATCAGAAGTATATAGAATTTTATAAATTTGACGAGTAGCAACAGAAGAATATTGAAAATAATATAAAGGTTGCTGACGTGTTGTATCACATAATATATTTACTTTTTTTATCCCATATTCTTCATAAAAAAAATCTACAATCCAATCTAATATTTCTTTAGTTGCAGAACACACTTGCCAACGTAAATTACCATTACCTCTACCATTAGAATTTTTCAATAAATTAACTGATCCATCTCCATCAAAATATCCACGAATATAATCAATCCAATATTCACGTTTTAAAACATCACTCGGAGGCTTTAATTGAAAAGTTTTTGCTGGAATTAAATGATATAAAGCTAAATCTTTTTTATGTTGTTCGCAAGTCCATGCTAAAGTACAACAATCATACCCCTGTGTATTTGTATATTCTTTGACTATTGCAGGGATTTTTAACTCTTCTCTAATTTTTTCTAAAATTTCTTTATCTTTAATAGCTAAGCCTATTTTTATTTCATTACTATTTTTCCTAATTGTTCCATCTGCTGCGATAAAACCTAATATCCAAGCCATATTATGACTTTGATTTTGAAAATAAGTTTCATCTTTTTTTGTCGCTCGATTTTTATTTGATAAAATTGCTGCTTCATGTTGAGAACGAATTGAAATACCATGTTCTTTTAATAAATTTTTTATTGTATTAGCAGAACTTCCTACTAATTTAGCCGTATAAGCTAAACCTTTTTTATCATTAACGTAACTATTATATATAATTTCCCATTCTTCTTGACTAAATTGCCGTTTCACTCTGAACAGCTCCTTTAATATAAAATTTAATAATGTTTATTTTTCTATGCGTTGCGCGTGTTAAGCTATTTAGTTCTTAACTTCCGCTCTGATTAGCATTTCAGCTTTCCAGATTTTTCCTGTAATTTAATTAATTAATCACTTAATTAATGCCCAAGGTTTTAGGCGCGCCATAAATATATGTGATATATCCAGATAAATCCCTGCTTACAACATTTGGTTTTAAATTCGTAAAATCCATTGCCATACTAATTAATCTCCTTAATAAAAATTTGTAATAGATGCTACAAAGTAGCATCTATTTTAATTAAAAATTATATCCACCTTTAGAAATATTCATCGCATTTTGTTTTGCCGTTTCAGTTTTTTGATTTTTGCGATCTTCATAAGATTTTTTCAAAGTTGCTTTTTTAATCTCATGATTTTGAATAGCTTCCGCAAAATCATTAGCTAACATAAACGACTCATCATCCCATAAATAAGGTTCACGAGCTGCCCAAGTAACTTCATAAGATCTACTTGTAGAACTAGATTCAATTACAACAGGTGCGCCAAACGCGCTTTCCTCTTCTCTTAAAGTCTTAATAGTTTGAGAAATAATTCTACCACGTACTTTAGTCGCAGCAGGATTTTTACTACTAATTTCTAATCCCTCAAAATAAGTCATTGCATTTGGATCAAATACATCATATTCTACAGGAAGCAAATCGTCACGGAAATTAAATACTGCACCTTTCAAAATAACTTTTTCAGGACGTCCTTTTTCTTCATCCTCATCTACATGAGTACATCCAGTTAAAACAATATCTGTTTCAAAATAAGCACGTTTATCAATATCTTCATTTAAAACTGCGACTTTTCTTACAAAACTACCATTAACTTGTTTAGCACTAACAAAACTTTCTTCACCATTGCGGTCAACAAAAAATTCATTTACATCAAGTGCGCCATCAATCTGCCATTTTTCAGCATTTTCTTTACCATTTTTCATAACAGTTGGTACATTACCATCTGCCAATTGTTTTAATAAAGTATAATTTTGATTGTCGCTACCAGATTTAGTTTTTGGAGTAACATAAGTAAAATGAACTTCAATAATATTTGTTAAATCCTCATCAGTCGCAATTTTAACAATACCGCCAATATATTCTTGCCCACCAGCTTTACCCTCTTCAGGCTTAGCTTTGGTTACTTTTACTCCAAAATTATTAGAACTATTCTTGGAATCAGTTACAACATCATAAACATATCCTTCAATTCTAACAAAATTATTCTTTTTCTTCTTTGCCATTGTCAATATTCTCCTCTAAATTAATTTCTTTTCCTTTTGCGGTCAACGCATAAATTGCTGGACTTTTTCCAAATTGTTCTACATATCCATCAGTAACCAATTTTCTCATTGAACCACTAACTGATTTACTTGCTAATTCAATATTTGCGGCAATATCTTTGGCTTTCATTGAAGCCATTCCGCAAGTCTGCATAAATTTTAAAATGAGTAAGCCATTTTTGGTGAACGCAGGTTTATTAATATCTTTATCATCTTTTGTTTCTTTTAAAATATTATAAAATTCATTCACTTCATCTGGTATTTCCCAATTTAATTCATTATGCATCTTATCAAAGTATTCTAAAAATCTTTCACACCTGCTCATTAGCTTTCCTCTTTTCTATCAGATTATATATATATTATATAATATATTTTTTATATAATCAATTAACCTCTTTTAGGAAAGCGACCGCATGAATTTTTCTCGGTACAGAAACCATATTCTTCGCATTTAGCATGAAAACAATTATGAATAATATATTTCCATTCATCAGAATAATCAGAAAGAACTTCTTCAAGTAATTGCATAAAAGCTTGATACTCCCAATAAGCTCTATTGCAATCGCGCACTCTTGACATATCAATTAGATGTCTCGCATTTGTTCTATAAGAAACAACAGTAGTCATAGCTAAAGGCAATTCCATTGCAATATCTTCGCGCGGAATACCTAATTTTTCCAATTTCTTTTGCGATGCTGTAATATAATTCATGCAATCTAAATATTCATATAATGCTTCGTCATTTTCTGCAATCGCGGGAGGTATTACATAATCAAAGCCAGACTGATAATCAATATATCTAGTTGAAGCCTGAAGACGAGTAGGTAAACCACCAATGTGCGTATAAATTTCCCTCGCTAAACGAGCAGAAATATCACTTACAACAAAATAAACTTGCGGATATTCTAGCACTCTTCCATGTCCAGATGTAATACAATCTTTTGCGCGAGCAATATTTTTTTCTGTATTATTTGTAGGCGCACCCCAACATTCACCAGCCATTTTGCCTATTAACGCAAGTGGATCTTTAGTAGTATGCTCATCTATTTTAATTTTCATTCTACAGTCACTCCATATCCTTTAACATCATAAGGAGTAACAAATTTAACATATTCATTTACATCATCTAAAACAATAGGAAAAATATCATCATGATAATCAGTTAATAATTCTTCATAAGTAATAATTTTAATATCTTCATTTGGATGTATTGCTTTAAATTTGCGATACGCAGCAGAACTATCTGCACATACAAAACAAAATCCATTAGCTTGTGCATATTCCATTAATTTCATTGACTTGCCTGTTCCACGTTCACCAATTACTTGTTTCATATCATTTATTTCCTTTCGTTCCATTTAATCCATACTCTTTTGTATTATAAAAATCAATCCAATATTTTTCTCTTTCATTCAATTTAATACTGTTACATCTTTCTAAAATTTCAAAAGTAAAATTGCAAGGCTGATATTTTTGCATTTCTTGATACAGCTTATTACTTGCAGGGGCAAAAGCTAAACCAGCTTTAATATGATCAGACCAACGTGTTCTAATATCTAAACTTTGTCCAATATAAATTTTATCATTTTCAAGGCAAGTAATTTTATAAATTCCACATACCTTTTCTGTACCTTTAAACAAATGAGAAGATAAAATATCAAACGCAGTTTTATAATATCCGCTCCAAATAATTTTATCAACTATATCTTTGCGGTTTATGTGTAGTTGTACTTCACGCAATTCTTTAATATCACTTTGATCAATAGACGATAAGATTAATCTATAATAATCTTTTTCTTGTTCCATTTGTTCTTTTCTTTGGCGTTCTTGCAAATAAGCATCTTGTGTAGCCTTTAACTGCTGAATATTAAGATTTTCCACTTTAACTTGTTCATCTAATTCTGCAAATAATTTATCATATAGCTTATTTAATACGTTCATTTCCTCTTCTGTTTTTTTTGCCATATCTAAAAGAGCAGAATCTGTATTATTTTTTTCTATATAATAATGATTAGATAACTCATCTATTTTACTTTCATACTCTTGCTGCGCTTTTATGATTTGCGTTTTATAGTAATCCGCAGTCTTAGAAAGACCATCACATTGCTGTGATAACGATTGAATTTGAGAGGTCAAATTTGATAACGTGGTAATTTTATCATGGCGTTTTTTTAAATAGATAAAAATACCTGCCGCAATCAAAATACATGGAATAATAATCCACCATATATTCATATTAACCAAACTCCCAGATATAAAAAATGTGAGGAAATCAATAAATTTCCTCACTTATTAAGATTACTCTGCGTCAATACCTTCGGTTGCAGGATCTACAGCCATACCAGCATCGGTCAATTTCAAAATTTTAACTGCTTTATGAGTACCATCTTCCAATTCCATCTCTGCGGGAATACGAACACCATACTGTTTCTTCTGGAACGAGGTAAAAATACCATTAACCTGTTTAACACCCAAACCCAACGCTTCTGCTACTTCAGAAGCAATAACGTCTTTGTGATGATTCTCCTTTAAAAAGTTTAATACTGCTACTGCATTCGGTTTCATTGCTGCCATTGTAAAAATCTCCTTTTTATCATTTATATATTTTTTTTATTTAGTTGTCTTATTTAATTAGACTGTAATAATATTATATGAAAAAATTATTTATATTTCAAATTTTCTGAAAACTTTTTTCTGTAAGAATTATTACATATGTTATTATATAAAATATTTTTTATATTAGCAAATTATTTTTTGCTTAATTTTTGTGTAACTAATCCATCTATTTTATCTAAAATTTCAGATATAGTTCGTTCTTGACCTGATTGACTACCCAAGACAAATAATCTACCAATTAGGCTATCCATTTTTTTCATAGCTACTTCTTTTTCATCTTCTGTTGTAGTTTCATCTTGCATAATTGTCTCAAGATCAACAATTTGATTAACTAATTTATTAATTTGAGTCGTATTCAATTTTTTCTCTCCTTAATTATTACATGATTATTATATAATAATTTTTTTTTAATATCAAATAAAAATTTCTTCTAAAATACAATCTTTTGCGTTTTTATCTTCGCGCTTTCTAACTAAACGAGGATGGCGCAAAGTATGCTCTTTTTTATCTATACTCATACAAGAAAATTCAAATACATGACCGATATACTCTTCTGGATTAGTAGACATTTTTTCACGATCCGCGTCAGTTAATCCAGAAGATACCGTGCCAATTTTTACCAATTCACCTTTTGAATTATACCCGCCAATTTCCATCGCAGTTTTCCAACCATAATAATAAGGTTTTGTTACTGGAAACATTATTTCATCTGGGCGTGCGGAATCATGATACAAATTACCACATGTATCTTCCCAGTAAGTCCAATTATCTAGATCTTTACCCGTGTATTCTTTAGTAGGTGCGCACAATCCAATACATACTAAATCTATTGTATCCATTTGTTTAATTTTAATAGTATCCCAAGCAGGACGTTTATCTGGTGTATACTTAGAGCTTTTCTTTTTTAAGACTACGCCTTCTCCTCCTCGAGCAAGAATTTCCATAGTTTTTTCTGGAATATTTTCATCAAATATTTCCGCAAGCAAAAGGAAAGAATAAGAATTTAGATTATGTAAATACCAAATCTTATTCAAAATTTTATATCTTTGTTCCGCGGATGCATTAATTAAACTTACTCCGTCATACATAATAATATCATGAACATAATAATGAATTGGATTATCTTTTTGACGTTTGCGTGCTTCATCTGGCAAACATCCCATAATTGTAGTTACGTCTTTGCTAGTCTTGCCCGGATAGTATATTTCTCCAATTAAAGTGGTATTAGGCGGCAAAACCGCTAAAGCCTCCATGATATGAGGCACATTTGCACTTTTTTCAGATAGTAAACCAGTTACCTTACTAACTGATCTACTAAATAAATAAGCATAATTATCTGTTTTTTCATATTGATACCAAAATCCATCAATTTTTTCAGAAGCGAAATATTTACCACTTTCACATACTTCCGCAAACATATTTTCTTTTCCATCTGGTAACTTCCAAATTTTCATTGGAAGTACCATTCTAGCTTCTGGATACATATACGCTATCGCTCCTTAAATTTTAGATATAGATACAACTCTATTATTTTTAATTAAAATATTACCAACACTATTTTTAGATTCAACTATAGGAATATCTTTTGCGGGAATACGTACAGATGTATTACTTCCAACTACTAATATTTCATCAGTATTATCAACTAATAAAACACCTGCTATTGCAGTTTTAGTTAATATAATACCTTTTGTATTTCTACCTTGCGCAGAAAATTCTTTAACTGGCATTTTTTTACCCTCGCCAGTAGTAGAAACAATAGCAAGATAGTCTGTATTATGTTTAATAGGCAAACATGCGATCACTTTATCATTTTCATTTAATTTAATACCTTTTACACCTTGTGCAGTTCTTGACGAAATTGGTATATCACTTGTATTAAACCGCAAACACATTCCTTGCTCAGTAATTAATAATATATCTTCTTTCTCAATAAAAGTAATTACCGCAATATTATCTTTATCTTTTAATGTAATTGCTTTAATACCTTTATTCTTTTTAATAGTTTTATACTCTTCTAAAGAAGTCTTTTTAATCATGCCATTTTCAGTACAGAAAAAGATATAATTTGCAGTTGTACCATCATGTAATGAAGCATAAGATACTGGTTTTTCATTTGTTTCAAATTGAACAAGAGAAGAAATAGATATACCTTTGCTCGCATTTGTACCTGTTGGAATTGAGTCAACCAATAAACGATACATTTGACCTTTGTTGGTAAAAATCATTAACATATCAACTGTATTAGTTTTACAAACAAATGAAGTAATGTCATCATTGTTTTTAATCCCCACACTATTACGCTTTTGCGTTTTATAAGATTTACTGGGTACACGCTTAATCAAACCAGATTTGGATACGATAACAACACAATCTTCTGGAACAATTTCAATTTTTTCTTTTTCTTCTTTTGGAATTTCAATATCTAATAATTGCGTGCGACGTTCATCGCCATATTTATTTTTTAAATTAGTTACTAATTTAATAAGCTCTTCAACTCTTTTTTCTTTTGATTCTAATAATTCTTTACAATAAGTAATAATTTTTTCTTTTTCATGTAATTCATTAATTAGTTCATTTTTATCAATACGAGTTAATTTACCCAATTTCATATCTAAAATTGCATTTGCCTGAATTGAATCAATATTTAAAAATAAAATTAATTTATTAATAGCATTTTGTTTGTCATCTGCTTGCTTGATGATTTGAACTACTTCGTCAATTTTATCTACCGCCGCAATTAATCCTTTTAAAATATGTGCTCTTGCTTCTGCTTTATTTAAATCATATTTGGTAGCATTGATTAATACAGCTTCTTGATGATTACAATAAGCTTTAATTAATTGCAACATTGAGCATAATTTTGGAGTACCATTGATGATGTAATTCATATTATAAGACAAAGTTGTTTGTAAATCTGTTAAAGTAAAGATTTTATTTAATACTTTTAAAGGATTAATTCCTTTTTTGACATAAAAAACCAATCTATTCTGTCCTATACTAGATTCATCATCAAAATCATCAATTATTTGTTCAAATTCATTTACATTCTTTTCAATCTGTTCTTTAATTTTATTACGATAAGTCCTATAAGGAATTGTTGTAAAAATGATTTTATTATCTTCGATAATATAGTCACCTTGAATTTTTAAAGAAACAGATGAGTGTCCAGTTTCAAATGCTGCGCGAATATCTTTTTTATTTAAGATTCTGCCACCTAAAGGAAAATCTGGACCAGGAATGTAATTCATTACGTCATCTACCGTGTGTACTTTACCTTGTAAAAATGCTATAATACCAGAGCATACTTCAGTAAGATTATGTGGAGCACTATTATGACTCATACTTACACCAATCGCTTGACGTCCATTACAAATTGCATTAGGAAATAAACTAGGCAAAATAACTGGCTCCATATATTCACCATTGTAAGTTTCTTTAACAGGAACAACATTCTTTTTAAAATTATTCATCATCAAATCAGCATAAATAGACGGCTTTGCTTCAGTATATCTTGAACTAGCTACAAGATCATTATTCTCTTGCGTCCCTAATGAACCTTGCCCCTTGATTAAAGGGTAACGCATTAGATAATCTTGTGACATCTTACATAATACACCATAACAACTAGCATCACCATGATAATAACTAGTTGAAAGTGTTGATCCTACTAACGCGTTACATTTTTTGGTTTTACTATTACTATCCATCTTTAAATAATCTTCCATTGTCCAAAGAATTTTTCTTTGTGCAGATAATAAGCCATCTTCAGCAGATGGAATTGCTCTATCAGTTAATACTTCTGAAGCATAAGTAAGAAAATTATCTTTAGCCTCATCTAAAATATCTACGTCATAAATTAAACTCATTATTCCATCTCCTTAATCAAAAGTAAAACCTAATTCAACGGCATTATCATAAATATATTGCTTGCGTGGAGCAACTTGACTGCCCATTAAAATTTCCAATAAATCATCCGCGGCTTGCGCGTCTGAAATTGTAATACGTTTATATCGCTCTTGCTCAAAACAAACTTTTCTTAAATCTTGCGGATTTAATTCTCCTAATCCTTTTGCTCTAATAAGTTCATAATTACCCGAATGCTCTTGCTTCCATTTTTCTAATTCTTCTTCTGTGTAAGCGTAATATTCTTTTCCTTTTTGCCTAATAATATACAAAGGTGTTACTGCGCGGTAAAGCTTGCCGGCTTCTACTAGAGGTCGCATATAAGTAAAGAAAAAAGTAGATAAAAGAAGCTCGATACTTGATCCGTCACTATCCGTATAAATCCATTATTTCTAATGGTACTGACTATCTTTTACTTAATTAATATTATTAATTAAGGACACCATTTCGAACTACGTACCAATAGTAGCCCTACGAGACCGATCCGTCTCTAGTCGATACAGGATTCTTCATTAAAATTAATCCAAATATTTTGAGCTTTTTTATATACGGGCACTTCCAAATAAATACTTTCTTTTCTAACATCTCCAGTTAAAATTTTAAAGAACGTAGCACGTTTTAAAATTGGACCATACTCAGATAAAAATAGTGCATATACTTCATCTCTTGTATGATTTACATAATATTGTCGATAACGAAAAACTTCTTCTTTAGATAATAAAGCTTTACTTTTATTTTGTTTAGAAGTATAATATTTTTTATTTTCTTCTGTATAAACCTCTGGCATAATATAACTCCAACTTTTTCCTTGCCAAATTGCTTGAAAAGTAGATTTTGTAATCTTATCTTTAAAATATTTTTCAAAAATATCTTTAGCTGACTCATGATTATTATAAGATGTTCTAATAAGCTCTACTTCTTTTTCTGTAATTTTAGCTCTTCCATTTCCTTCTCCTTGACTATTATTAAATCCGCCAAGTTGAATATTATATCCTTTTTCTTTATTTTTAGAGTCATACTTTTGAATATATTCTTGTTCTTTATCATCTAATTCTTCTTTAGTACATTCTTCTAAAATTTCAAATTGAAAGTTTTCCGCACCTAATACATTAATATAATCATCAATAGTGACTGCGCGTACTTTTTTATGTTCTGCGAGACGTCTTTCTACGTCATTGGATTGCCCAATATATATTTTTCCATTATTTTTATTGGTAATTTTATAAATTCCTATCATTTATTTTTCTCCTTTAAAAAAATTTTTTTAGATAGGAAAATGAAGACCCCACGGGATTACCATACATCTATTCTCTCAACAGTTGCTCTAGGCTTCCCCGTTAGCATTTTCATTCCCCTCTGCATCATATTTAAAAAATGATGCAGATGGATGAAACAAAAATACCCAAGTGGTTACTTGAAAAATGTTACACAGCCAATATTAATTAGCATCTGCTGCAATGACAATTTTATCGAAGTTCATCTTGGAAATATCAAACGTTTTTCCGAATCCTGCACCAATAACATTAATAATATCACTCATTTCTTGATTAGCAAGAATTTTATCAATAGTTTGCTTGCGCGGAGATACAGTTTTTCCTCGTAGCATATAAATAGCATCACGTTTTGGATCTCTAGCTTCAACCGCACTCGATCCTGCTGAAAGTCCTTCTAGTAACAGCAAACTTCGTTGGCTAGGTTCTTTATTAACACAATCAATAAACTTATTACTTAAAGCCATTTTAGCTTTTAAGCCTTTTTTCTTTTGTGGTTCGCGCACTGCATCACGAGCTTTTTTAGCTGCTTCTCTAGCTTTACGAGCGTTAAGAGCTTTATTAATAATAATAATAAAATCTTTTTTGTTAGAAATAAATAATTCTTTTAATGCTAAAGTAGTTAGTTTTTGAACATATGTGCGTCCTTCGGTTGAACTTAATTCTTCTTTATTTTGTCCTTTAAAAACTGGATCAATCATTTTGAAATTTAAAATTAAAGTCATACCTTCCTCATAATCATTACCAGTTAAATTAGCATCTTTTTCTTTTAATAACTTATTATCTCTTGCAAAAGTATTTAACCCACTTGTCCATGCAGTTTTAAAACCTGTTAAGTGCGTACCTTTTTCTTGCGGAATATTATTTGTGTATAATCGAATATTAGAAGTGTAAGAATTATTATAAGCGATAGCTACTTCAACTTTATAACTACTTTCCTCTTGCTCAAAATAAATTGGTGAGCTAATAAAATCTTTATCTTTATTTAAAAATTCAATATAATCAAATAATCCGTGTTGTGATAAAAAAGTTTCTGTTTTTCCTTGTAAATCAACAATTTGAAATTGTAATCCTTTACATAAAAAACTAAATTCTTGAACCATTTTTTTGATTGCAATAATATCAAATTGTGGATTTTCAAAAATTTCTTCATCTGGATAAAATTCTACAGAAGTACCTGTTTTATTTTTATTAATAGGTTCTTTATTTTCAGAAATAAAAGCTCCTTTAGAAAATTCAACAGTTTCTTTAATTCCATCTCGACTTGACGAAACAATCATTTTTTTAGATAATGCGTTAACTGCTTTTCCACCTGTTCCATGTTCTCCACCGCTAGTATTATATCCTGTTTGTCCTGTGGCATTATCAAATTTTCCTCCAGTATTTGCAATACCAAAACAAGCAAAAAGTACACTACGCCCAGAAGAATGTTTTCCATGAGGAATACCTCGTCCATTATCAATAATACGGATTCCATTATTTTGTAAAAATTCAATAGTGATAATAGATCCTGCTCCATTAAGATATTCGTCAATACTATTAGAAAGAATCTCTTTTACACAATGAAGTAAACCTTTTTCATCTTTTGAACCAATATACATTCCTGGATATTTTCGAATATGTTCAAAATAATCTAAAGATTTAATATCCGTTGCTTGATAACTTTTATTCATTTAATTCTCTCCTTTATAAAATTTGATTAGCCATTAAGATCTCTCCCAAATTAAATATTTATCATTATCTGCAATTTCAAAATTTTTTATTTTATTTTTTCTATAAACTTGTTTAATATTCCATTTTTCACCATCAACGGCAATATTTTCACCATTTTTATCATAATGATCTACATATACAAAACCTTCAAATTGACAAACAAAACAATTATCTACTTTCATATATATTTTATCATTATTTAAAACAATTACATCACCATTTTTTAATTCTGGAAAAGGGATATTTTCTTTCCATACTAAAAATTCATCATTATCTGCTAAATTAAAAAATATTGTTGGTTTACTTGTATTATTACGATAAATTTTTATAATATCATATTTAGCTTCAATAATATATGGAGAAAATTTATTTGTTTTTTCATAAATATGCTTTAAAAAAAATGATCCACTTTGTAACATAATATTATCTTTAGTTACAAGACCTCTATCACCATTACGGAATACTACAATATCATTTTCTAATAAAAAATATTTATCTCTTGTATATTTCATATTTTTTTTTATCACTCCTTATTAATTTATAATATATTATAACATATGTTTTTAATATAATCAATTAAGGTCTTTAATCTAGTAAATCTTCTTATTTGAGATTTATTAAATTTTTTCTTATAATAGTTATATCAAAAACAAAATATTAAACTACTTCTTATAAATATATTATAATATAATATAATTAATAAATGAAAAAGATATATTATTTATTGTTTACTCGTACTTCGTACTCGTAAACAATAGAAACAAAAGAAGAAATATCTATATCAATTTCCAAAAGTCACAATGAAAGCGAGCGTTAGCGAAGCTTGAATGACTTTTGGAAATTAAGTGCGTTTTATAGTAAAAAAAAATTTTTTTTATTACCTTGGACATTTTTAAACCATTCTGTGTAATTATTTTTTAAATATTAATGAATTAAAGAAAAACTTATATTTTTTCCTTAATTAATAGAAGTTCCCGAATTTATGAAACCCTTAGAATAAATACGTTTCATAAATTCGGGAACTTCAAAAAAAATAAACCAAAATACTTTAAAGAAAGGAAAATTATCAATGATGATTGAATTACTACCACAAATATACACAAATGCAGAAATAGCAGAATGGGCAGGTATTAGCGAAAAATATTTTACTAAAAATCGAAAAATTTGGAGTGAAAAACATTTAAGTAAAAAAGCAAAATATAAATTATTACGAGATAAAAAAATAGAAATTTTAGAAGTATATGATCCATATTATAATCATTCTACTCGTAAGCAAATTATAGAAAATTTTGATAAATGCTGGGGTAATGGAAAAGATAAAATAGATACTTGTAAAGATGCTTCTAGAAAATTACGCGCAATTATTATTACAGATGTAAAAGATACTACTTTTTATTCTTATGTTTGTTCAGCTAAAAGAGAATTATATGGGGTATCTAAAAAACGTCCGGGAAAAAGAGGACAAAGTAAATATATACTTTGTCTTATTAAGAATGGAGAATATTATTCTTTTACTCCTGAAGAAGAAGAAATCAAAAAAGAAATATTTAAAAAACATTATCAAAAAATAAATGAAGAATCAGCTACTGAACGCTTAGGTCTTAAGAAATCTTTTAAGAATAATGAAATTACAAAAGAAGAATATTATCAATTACTTGCGGATTGCGTAGATGCAGAAGAAATACAATGGGATATAATTATGGCTGAATTAGAAAAGATTATTGGTTATCCTGCTGTTATTGCTACGCTTTTAGAAGATAATGCTATTTTAGTATATCAATTTAAAAAAGATAAGGAGGAATAATATATGAATGAAGAATATATTTATTTATTAAAAGATGAGATATATCTATATTTATTAGCTTTTTATAATTTGCATACTAGACCGACTTATGTTCAACTAGCAGAAGAGTTAAAAATGACAAGACAAACTATTAGTACAAAATTTAAAAATTTACTAAATACCAATATTATATTATTAAAGAAAGAAAAAGGCAAGCAAATACTAGTAATAAAAAATCCATTAGAAATAAATGTCAAAAAAATACGAGAATATTTTGAACAAAATAATAATTATATTGCTAATTATCAAGATTTTATTTATTATATAAATGATTATTGTTATAATAATAGAAAACAAGTAAATAATAGACAAATTATAAAAAAATTAAAAATGTCAAAACAAACATATTATAATCATAAAGAAGCTATTCTTTATGGTATTATTTATGAAAATGAATTAAAATATATAGGACAAACTTATACCTATAAACATAGAATACACCAGCATATTTCAAATCGTCCTTTTTTATCAGAAGAAAATTTTATTATTTTAAAAAAAGACATTCAAGGAGATCCACATGAAATAGAAAGATATTTAATTGAAGTATTAAATCCAGAATGGAATATTATGAATAAAATTGATTTCAATTAAATCTTCCATTCTTTTGATTAAAACGATAAAATCAGTATTTTTATTAAAGTTTATTAAGCTTTGATATTATATTCAAGAGAAAGTTCCCGAATTTATGAAACTCTTAAAATAAAAATAAGCGGAATCCAGTAGACTCCGCTTTAAAATTATCATCACAGTGCATAGTTTTCCAAAGCTACAGCTTTGAAAAAATTGAACACACGACTATTTCTTCAAAATATTATAAAATCTGCGTAAAATTGCAGCAATCTCTAAACGTGTACAAAATTTATTAGGCATCATATTACCCTGATAATCGCCAACCATAAGATTTAGCCCTTTAGCCCAATTTAAATCATCAGTACCCCAAGTTGTTGTTTCTTTTGCTTTTTCTGCAATATAATTATCCATCATTTTATTAAATTGTTCTTGCGTCATTTCCTCATCATCCTCCTGTTCTTGCGCGAGTAACTGCTTGAACCCTTGCCATTCTGTGTCTGGCTGTGTCCACCCGTAAACGCCTGGGCATACCTTTCCGTTCACGTTGTTATGCGTGATCACTCTAGAATTATCCAGACCATATTCTGCTTGTAATTTTTTAACCAATTTAATTGTGTTATTAATAGTGGCTTGCGTGAAATACCAATTTCTGTCTCCCGCACTGGTTACTTGTTTTGTACTATTATTTGAACACATTTCAATACTAATACTATTTACATTTGTACACTTTTTGTAATAAGGTGCTATTTTTTTATTAACTAATCCACCAACAGCAAAAGTATATCTATTACGAATATCAGGATTATATTGGACAATTTCTGCATCATCCACAATGAAATCTGCACTAGCGCGTGCATTTGTCGCAAAGAAATTTGCAACAGTTCGCGCACTTCCTTTATCAGAATGAGTGCCTGCGGTATAATGTATTACAATATATTTAATTTTTCTATTTCTGGCAATACCAGTATTATTTGTATTTGTATTCATTATTATTTCCATTTGTTTCACTTCCTTTAATTAATAAAAAGGTGTAGAAATAAATTCTACACCATTAATTCTGCACGAGCTGCAATTTGTGAACGATAACAATTTTGCAAAGTTACTTCGCCATAATAAGATTGTCCACGAAACACTTGAGATAAAGCTCGCATACCATTATTATTACCTTCATATGCTTCTAAATCTACTTGCGTTTTATCATCACCCTCAATTACACAAACACAATCTTCACCAATGCGCTGAAGAGCTAGCTTCATTAAAATTTTATCTAGGTTTTGTGCTTCTGAGATATAAATACCTGCGTTCATTCCAGTAGAATCAAATCCGCGCAAATCAGAAAAAGGTAATAGTTCTAATTTTTCTTGTTGTATCATTTGTTCCACAATCATACGCCCGCCTAATTTAGAGGCTAGAAAATTTCCGACTTGCGAGTCGAGTAGCTTATCATCCTTATTTCCCGGATAGAACCCTAGCTTAGCGGAGTTTAAGCTAGCCATAGGATTACAGAACACAATAATCTTGCTAATTTTTTCTTTTTCTAGCATAGAGACTAAATAAGAAATCGCTAGCATTGATTTGCCACTCCCTGCTTTTCCGCGCAATAAAGTTAGCTTATTACTGACTAAACTATCGCACGCAATTTTTTGATATGGATCACCTTGATAAGGTTTAATAGTTCCAAGTAATTTAGAATCAAATGAAGTAAATTTAATAGGAATATGTTTTTCGCCATTCCATTTAAATAAATCTATTACTTCATTACTTTTGTTTTTAATAATTATATATTGATTGCGCAAATATTGTCCCAAAAGCTGGAATCTATTTTCGTAAAAACTAGCGATCTGATTATCAGTTAAGATGTATTCCTCAAAACCGCAATATCCATCTTCAGACTTTTCTTCAATTTTCTTTACAATTGGAAGAACGCAAAGCGCAATTTGATGTAGACTTAAATCATTTGTATAAAATTCAATAGGTCCAACAGTATCATTATAGTGTAAAGCATCACTTAATATCTTAGTGTCATTATTTATTTCAAAATCAAGATCAGTAATTGCGAGTTCATAAGTAGTTCTATGAATTAATGTTTCGTAATAGCAATTACTATCTAGCATTCTTAATACGTGCCGAGCTTGCGCTTTAATTGTTTCATCTTTTGTTTTTGAAGTTTTTATATGTTCTAATTCCGCTAAAGTAACGGAAGAAATAATAAAAGGTTTTATAAATTCTTCATCGCTTAATAATAATAAGCTACTTGTATCAAAAAATTTCTTCTTCGTCATACTCTTGTTCTCCCTCATCTACCATGGAAAAGCCAATGGCTCTTTCAACTGGTTTAGTCTCTTGCAAAGATTGCTCCACTTTTAAGTTATATTCTGCAATTTTGACTGTTAATTTTGATTTAATTAATTCTGTCACTGTATACACGCAATCTGTAAAACATTGCAAAAGACTAATACCAACTGATCCAAGGAGAAAACCTAAAATAAAATTTAAAATAGGAATCACCTCTTACTTATAATAGAAATTATCTAAGTAAAATTAATCTTCTTTGTCCTTATTTCTAATTTTTATTATAGTTTCAATAGATTTAGCTTGCGCCTTTATATTTGTAGCAATAATCTTATATTGTTTATGTTCTAATTTTTGATATTTTACAAATTCGTCGTATAATTTTTTTAGTTCTAAATATTGATAATTAATAATATCAGGAGAAGAATAGAAATTATTTTTGAAGATTTTTGAAGAATATTGTAAATATTTCTTTTTTGCGGCACGACGTTGTTCTGCATAAAACCGCAAAATAGCACGTTCATGTGCGAGTCTTGCTCCAAATAATTTAGCGCGATAGGGTCTATCTTCTTCTGAGCAATAAGCATCACCTATATAATTTTTACCTTTATAAGTAATAGTTGCAATTATATAATTATTCATATCATCAATGCGCACTTCTGCTTTTTCAATTTCATGTTTTTCCATTTGTTTTATCACTCCTATTTATATTTTATAATTTATTATATCATTTTTTTTAAAAAAAATCATTAAATACTTTTTTGGTAAAAATTTTTGCTATAGGCGATTTTGCTGGAAATTCGGATTCGGTAATAATAAAAAACTCTACTCATGTGTAGAGTAGAGCTTTCAATTTATCATATTCTAATTTAATTTCTTCAATTACAGTAGGTAAATCAACAGGAAAACAATTATGTGCATCTAAGCCTACGTTATAATTTAAAGTATCAAGCGCAAACATTTCCATTGGATCTTCTGTATGCGTGTGACCATATAAATTAATTACTTTGTTGCGCAATGGTTTAAAATAATCTGAATTGCGAGTAAGCATAGGATAATGGGATAAAAATAAACTATAGTTTCTATAATTTAAAAATTTACCGCCAGTAATTTCTACTACATTAGGTAATTGCGCAACTGCTTCTAACTTTTTAGTAGTATCATGATTACCTTGAATAATATGCACTTTTGTGTGCAACTGTTCAAGAAGTTGTAAGCCTAGAAATAATCCATTTTCTCGGCTACCATACAACATTAAATCACCAAGAATATATAAATCATCGTCAAGTTCGCACATAGAATTAATATTACTGATAATTTTCTCATTCATTTCTTCTACTGTTTCAAAACCTCTTGATTCATAAACAAATTCTTTATTATGAAACAAATGTAAATCAGAAGTAAGCCAAATCAATGAATATTCACCTCAATATCTTGAGTTAATTTATAACGTGATTTTAAAGTTTTTAATTCTTTTTTATTAGGAATTGTAAAATGTTCTGAAGCATTAATGATTACTTGATCAGGGACTCGTGCTTCTCCAGTGCGCTTTGCATTATTAATAAGACAAATAGTTAAGGGTTTATACATGACTTCAAATGTAATTTGCGCATTAATTATATTAGTACCAAGATGTGACAATAATTTATTACGCGATTTTTCATTTAAATGAGTAGCATCAATATAAATATCTGGATATATATAGTCTTGGCTCATTGCTAAACGAATACGACGAATAAATTCATCATAAACTTTATCTTCAACCGCGAAATAATCATCTTCTGGTCCGCGCAATTCTTCTCTAATCTCATCCCGTGAGATATACCAACCTATTTGTTTGCGTGCCCATGTGGATTTTCCAGATCCTTGAAGTCCTACCATGATATGCAAATTAATCATATTTACCACTCTCCTTGATAAAATTCATACTTTCTTTTGCTTCCTCAATAAATTTTCCTTGTTCAAAGTCTTGTTTAAACTCATATGCTTCCATATCATTGCGACATTCAATACTATTTACTGTTTCTTTACAAAATGGACAATATAAAACTTTTCTATGTTTTTCACCATGCAAACGACCTATATTACGAGGAATACTCATAATAAGATGTCCGCAATTAATACAATAAAATTCATGAATTTGATAATTTTTAGAATTATAACGCATTTTATCTACTCACTTTTCTATCTTCTCGTACTTCATTAATTTCATTATTAATAGCATTAGCACGAGTTTTGTGCATTTTAGTCATCATATTAATTTTCCTCCTTTTCTACAACTAAATAATAACTCCAAGAACCATAGTCAATCATAGTTTGATTATCTTTTTTCCACGCTCTATAATAAGCTCTATCTGGATATTCTAATAATTGCTGATAAGAAGGAATTTTAAATTCTTCTGCGATTTTTAATAAATTAAATTCGCCAGTTTTTAAATATTTATAACTATTATCAATTAAACTATATAAATAAATTTTACCATTCATTTAATATACACCCCTAATCTATTACGCACTTGATTTATAATATATTCTCTATCGTTATCAGAAAAACAATCTTCCCATTCAACAACGAGATTATCTTGTCCGTATTCAATACTGCTTATAATCTCTTGAATTTTATCTTCTTTCATTTGTTCATGTAAAGCATAAGCTCCAAATATTGAATCTAACATATAAATACACCTACCACTGTTAAAATTATTGTAATTAAGAAACAAATGCCAGCGTCTTTTAATGAAGAAATACTATCTGTATTTGATGGATTATCTATAAGCGCAATTAAAAATGAGGAAAGTATAAAAATAGTAGCAGCTTCGGCAAACATTAGCGCAATAATAAAAAAGATAGAACTTACCATATTAATACTCCTTTTGTTATAAATGATGAAAACTTTCTTATTTAATATATTTATTATATCATATTTTTTATAAAAAATTAATTTTCAACATTACTAAAATAATCAAAAATAACTGGAAGT